AAAAACCTTCGGGGAGAAGGTTCTATTATTATTGGATCTGAATATGATAAAGTAACAGTACCAACAGCTGTTATTAAGTATCCAGAAGGTAATAATAGACAGATATCCATAATGGAACTTATCAACAGGTCCAGCCTTGTTAAAGACTTTGACATACAAGATCTAAGAAAAACACAAAAAAGCCCCCCTGGATTTTTAAGTGGTGTTAAAAAGAAACTAGGATTTGCCGAAGGTGGTTTAGCAGAATCTAAGGGTTTAGGTTGGGGCGAACTTATTGTTGATAACATCTTAGGTTTAGACAACGAGTATGAGTCTTTTGGTGAAAAGCTTGGTAAAGCTATCAATGAAGATGAAATTAAGTTCTTAAAAGATGCAGCTGTTGGTGTATACGAAGGTACTAAAGAGTTTGTACAAGCACCAGTAGAGACTACTAAACAAGTAGTTAATGAAATTAAAGACAGTGTAACTAGACTTGGTTCTGAAGATTTAAACACTAGACTCCAACGTATGTATGGTGTATCATACGAACAAGCTACTGATGAACAGGTAAACCAAGCCAGAGAAGCTGTACTAGGTGATGCACTTACTGCACTAGAGCTTGTACCTGCAGCTAAGGTTACAACTACTGTAGCTGGTGCTGCAATTCCAAGTGGTCTTAAAGCGGATGTTGTAGGTCAAACTAAAGCTATGCTTTCTGGTGACAGAGAGTTCTTGTCTGGTACACCTTCAAATAGAGCCAGTACTCAGTCTCTTAGTGCAGGGTTTACTGGACAGAACCCACCTACTTACCTATTTAAAGATGAGCCACCATTTGACCCTGATGGAATTTACGGAACAGAAGAGGGTATCTTAAAATTTAGAGAGCCTATTGCAGAGTTTACACTCAATCTTACAAGAACTAACTCTTTTCCTAGTAAAGGTATGACAGGAGCAGAGTTTTTAAGATTACTTGAAAAGAATGCTGAATCTATTCCTCCAAGTTCTTACAAAGAAGGACTTGTAGATAAAGATAAACGATATACTAGAGAAGAACTTTTAGATGCTGTAACTAAAAGTCCAGCGGGTTTGCCAGAATCTATCTACTATAACCTTGCAGATTTAGAGGCATCTCCCAACTTTAAAGGGTTTCAACGTCAATCTCAGGTAGGTTTTACAGGGTACCCTAGATATCCAGAAGACACTTCTTATTTTTCAATACCTATCCTATCTCGCACATCAGGCAATACTTTTAAAGCTAACTCACAACACTTTGATGTAAATACAACAGCCCATGTTAGAGGTAGTTTTATAGACCCTATGGTTGGCTTTAGTGTTGATAAAACTATGAGTCCAGAGTTTAAAAGTATTGTCGGTAAGGATCGACCTTACTTATTAGTAGAAGAGATACAATCAGACCTTTTGCAAAAAGGTTACAGAAAACCTAAAAACTCTTTTGACTTTGCTTTTGACAGGGCTACAAGTGAAACTATGGCTGGTTCGCCAGTTACTTTTCAAGAAGTTTATGGTGATCTAACTAACGAGCTTAAAAGTTTGCTTAAGAGTCTTGAAAGTAAGGGTGTAGCAATGCCCGAAGAACCTGTAAGGTTGCAACTTCCATATAGAACAGGGGTTTTAAATCACCCTCAATTTAAAGACAGAAGAAGAAGAGATTTTATAGATGAACTTTACTCACCAGAGAGAGGCACTGTAGAAGATGTCAGACTTGTAGAGTTCGAAGAAATTAAAGATTACATAGATAAACAAGGGGTAAATTCTAGTCATATCTATCAAGTTCTTAATGATATAAAGGATGGTGCTAATAGGACTAGGTCTATAAATGATTTTGAAAGTGTAGCATTTGTAGGTCCAAATAATAAAGCTTATGACGACATAATTGTAAGATCTAAAGATCCACTTTCAGAAAATCCAATGTATATCATAGACACAGAGTCTGCAGCTTATGATGAGTTTTTAGAAGATTTTGATGAGTATACAAAAAAGTTTGGACTTAATTATAACGATTTGGCAGATGCATACGACAAAGAGTTAGATAAATACTACGATGCTATAGACAAAGAAATAACGGATAGAAAATTAGACAAAGATGCAGTTGATGGTGCTTTCGTTAATGGTTTATACGAAAGATTTCTTGAAATTAAAAAAGATCAAAGATTACTAGGGGATGAGACTAACACTGCATTACCCCCAGTAAGAAAAAATAAACAGACTGTTGAAGAAGCACTAAAACTTCTTATTGCCAAAGCTGATCAAGAAGGTGTAGATAAAATTGTTATCCCACCTGCAAGTAAAATAGCAGAAGCTAGAGGTAGAACTATTGACCCTTCGGATAAAGGAGACAGGTTTTACAGAACCTATGTTGCAGACTTAAACAAAGCTTTAGAAGATTTAGAAAAAAATTATCCTGTAACTATACACAGAGATGTAGAACTACCTTATAGAAGTCAAAATGAAATAGATAATGCTGGTCAAGCGGCAGCTAATGCTGCAGATGATGCTGCAATAAACGATGATGACCTCTTTACTGTAGAAGAGGGTAATCAGTTTTTTGATTTACCTGAAGGTTTTTTTGACGATGTGCCTGATCAACAACCAGAAAACCTTGTAGAGATAACAGAACCTTTAGGCGACGAACTCCTTCCTCCAAGTAAAAGAAAAAAGTTAGTGAAGGTAGATCATAAAGGTATAATCATCGACATCTCAAAGTTAAGAGAACAGTTTCAAGTAGATAAACCGAGACAATTTGCCGAAGGAGGCACAGTAGACATGAATCAACAAATGAGTTTTGCATTCGAGGACGGTGGTCTTCGTGACGATGGAATGATGAGAGACCCTGTGTCAGGTAACGAAGTACCTCCAGGATCTACAGCTAAAGAAGTACGTGATGATATTCCTGCACAATTATCTGAAGGAGAGTACGTAGTTCCTGCTGATGTCGTCAGATACTACGGTGTAAAATTCTTTGAGGATTTACGAGATGCTGCAAAAATGGGCTTGCAAGATATGGAAGCTCGTGGTAGAATTGGTGGTGAACCTGTTCCTGCTGGTGGTCCTATGAATGAGGATGACCTTACACCCGAAGAGTTAGCTGCCATTCAAGAGATGATGGGTATGTCTGAAGGTGGTACTGTTGCAGGGTTTGCCCCAGGTGGTCTTCAAACTGACCAAGATTTCCTTGCTGCAGGTCAACAGGCACAACAAAATCAATTTACAGGATTTCCATTAGGTGCTACAATGTTCCCTAGAGCAGAGTCTGGAGAGATAGAAGCTGTTCCAACAACACCCACTATTACTACTGAAGAAACTGCAGAGTCTTGTGCAGCTAAAGATATGGACTATGATCCAGCAACTAAAACCTGTGTACCTAGAGCAGTAGCAACAACAACACCTGCACCTTCTAATGATGATGATAGTCCAAGAGTAGAACCACCTAAGTGGCATGAAAAGTACGACTACGCTGACACAAATAAACTTGTATCTCAATCACTAGCAACACTTGGTGTTGATTCAGACACAGAGGAAAAAGAAACTCAGAATGCTCTCCAAAAAATAATGGGTAGTGTGGGTACTGGTATCGGCAGTTTCTTTGAAAACAACTTGGTGCTTGGTGGTATTATTAGGCAACAGAAAGTTGCAGAGGTCGCAGCCAATGCTCAACTACTTAGGGCACAAGGTAAGACAGATGAAGCTGAAATGTTAGAAAATGCTATAGCAGGTTATAGAGATAAGCATAATATTAAACCAGATGGTTTCTTTGATTCTACAAAAACTCTTGCTAAACAACTAGCTGATAAGTATTCTGATCTTACCTATGACGAAGAAAACGAGACTATCATCAAACCAGGTAGTACTACCACTAAACCGCCCACTCCTACTTCCACCCCTACTTCCACTCCTACTCCTACGCCTACTCCTAAACCCACAAAAAGCCCAGCAACAGCTGCAGAATCTCTAGCAAAGCAAGCAAGTAACGCCGATAACGCTGCACAGTTAGCCGCCATTCAGAAAGCACAGAGTATTGCTCAAAAAGCTGCTGATGCTGGTACAAGTATTGCTGAACAAACTCAAACAGGTTCTGATGGCTATGGCTCCTCTTCTCAAGTAGAGGAAGAAACAGGTGGTCAAGGTGATCAAGGTCTTGGATCTGGCTGGGGTGGAATGAACAAAGGCGGTTTAATGGCTGGTAAACCAAAGACTAAAACAAAACGCCAATACAAAAAAGGCGGACTCGCAGGTAAGAAATAAGGCTACCCAGCTACGGCTGGCCCCAACATAAGGAGAATATAATGCCTGAACTAACAGAAGTAGAAGCACCAAAGACAGTAGGATTTGTTGACAGAGGTTATAACTACGAACGCAAACGTAAGCGTATTGAAGAAGAAGAAGAGGAGATTAAACGTCTTGAGGCCGAACAGCGTGGTGAACTTGAAACTAACGAAAGCGAACAAACAGAACAGCCAGAGTCAGAAGAAAGTGCCGAAACGAAAGAGGCCGATACAGAAGTTGAAGAAGCAACGTTATCTCCAGAAGAAAGATCTTTTAAAAAAAGATATGGTGATCTAAGACGCCATATGCAAGAAAAAGAAAAGGAATGGAACGAGAAGTTCGAAGCCTTTGAAAAACGCATGAAGAAGGATTCTATTGTTCCTCCCAAGTCTGATGAAGATATTGAAGAGTGGGCAAAAGAATACCCTGACGTAGCAGGTATCGTAGAAACTATTGCTGCTAAGAAAGCTCAAGAAATGTTTAGCAAAGCTGATGCTAGACTAAAAGAGTTAGATCAGGCACAAACAGAAGCACAACGAGTAAAAGCGGAAAATCAAATTCGCAAGGCTCACGAAGACTTTGATGATCTTCGAGCTTCCGATGAGTTTCATAACTGGGCTGAAGAACAGCCTAAGTGGGTACAAGATGCACTCTATGAAAATGCAGATGATCCTGCATCAGTAGTACGTGTCATTGATTTGTACAAAGTAGATAAAGGCCTTACTAAAACTGCAAAGAAAGCTAAGGCTAAAGATGCAGCTTCTACAGTTACAAGACGTAGTAAAACGTCTGTAGATGTAGATGATGCAAGTGACACTATTCGTGAATCAGATGTAGCTAAAATGTCAGACAAAGAGTTTGAAGCTAGATCTGAGGAAATCAACAAAGCTATCCGTTCGGGTAAATTTGTTTACGATGTATCTGGCAATGCTAGATAAAACCTGTTGACAATACTTTAATCAACAGTATAACTATAGGCACAGAGACAAAAGCCTCTTTATGACTACCTTTTGTCTCAACCTAATTCATCAAAAAAGTCTAAAACTAAAAAGAACCACCTGTTTAAGTATAGGCCCAGTAGGTATACGGTAGCGCAACTGTGATCCATCTGCACCCTAGAAAAGGAACAGCCTCTTTGTAGGTGTTTAGCTTTGTTAAGCCAAATATCATGGAGGATTTTATCATGGCTTTTACAACTGCAGGTGGCTACGGAAATTTACCAAACGGTAATTTCTCCAGCGTCATCTATTCCAAAAAGGTTCAGCTTGCCTTTAGAAAAAGCACAGTAGTTGGTGATATCACTAACTCTGATTATTTCGGTGAGATCAGTGCTCAAGGTGATACAGTGCGTATCATTAAAGAACCTGAAATTTCGGTCTCGTCTTATGCTCGTGGCACACAGATCACAGCACAAGACTTGGACGATGAAGACTTCTCTCTAGTTGTTGACAAAAGCAACTACTTCGCCTTCAAGGTCGATGATATCGAAGAAGCTCACTCACACGTAAACTTCATGGATCTTGCGACCAACCGTGCGGCATACCGCTTGGCTGACCAGCATGACCAAGAAGTTCTTGGTTACCTATCAGGTTATAAGCAGTCATCTTTGCATACGCAAGCTGATACTGTAAATGACACTGTAAACGGTACTAAAGCAGTAGATACTGCAGGTTCAGACGAATTGCTATCTTCAATGAAGTTGAAGAAGGGTGACTTTGGTAACATCACAACTGCTTCTGCAGGTGACCACTCAATCCCAGTTGCAGCACGTCTACCAGGTGCAACAGCACTACCAACTGCTACGATTTCACCAGCAATGATGGTGGCTCGTATGGGTCGTCTACTTGACCAACAACAAGTTGACACTCAAGGTCGTTGGATCGTTGTTGACCCAGTATTCATGGAAGTACTTCGTGATGAAGACTCACGTCTATTCAACGCAGACTTCGGTGAATCAGGTGGCCTACGTAATGGTCTAGTCTTGAACAACTTCCACGGTTTCCGTGTATATAGCTCAAGCAACCTACCATCAGTAGGTACTGGTCCTGCAACAACAGGTACAGCTAACCAAAACGCTAACTATGGTGTTATTGTTGCTGGACATGACTCAGCTGTTGCAACTGCCGAGCAGATCAACAAAACTGAAACATACCGTGACCCTGACTCATTTGCAGACATTGTTCGTGGTATGCACCTATATGGCCGTAAGATTCTTCGTCCAGAAGCAATCACTACAGCTAAATATAACTTGGCGTAAGGGGGGATTGAATTATGACACCTAACGGAATGCGTACAATCTCAGTAGAACTAAATGCAACAGATCTAGCATCTGGTGCAAACACAGTTGCTACTCTTCCTGCACAAACAGTTATCCTAGCTGCTGGCGTTGAAGTTACTGAAGCACTTACTGGTGCTACAGCTTTGACTTTCGACATTGGTACAGGTGCTGATGATGACGAGTTCGTTGCAGCATATGCAATGGCTGGTAAATCAGTTGGCGATGTTGCTCCTTCAGTACCAGGAGTAGCATATATCGGTGCAGAAGACACTTTGGACCTTACAATCGACACCCTAACAGGTACAGCTACTGCAGGTAAACTGCGTGTCTGGGCTTTGGTAATGGACGTTGATGGTAAAGGTGCAGCAGAAGTTGCTCGTGATCAAGTTTAACTAAACTAAACTAAAGGGGCTGGTCAAGTACTGGCCCCTTTGTGCTTTAAAAAGAGGATATACTCATGGCAATTACTACAGCAATGTGTAACAGCTTTAAACAGGAATTACTGCAGGGTGAGCATGATTTAGACAACCACACATTGAAGGTTGCCTTGATTAAGGATACACCTACAGGAACCTATGGTGCTGCTACAACAAACTATTCTGACGTTACAGGTAATTCAGATGAAGCTACAGGTACTAACTACACTGCAGGTGGTCAAGCACTAGATAGCCCTACTGTTAGCCTTTCTGGTGGTGTGGCTTTCGTTGACTTTGCAGACGAAGTATTTAGCAACTTAACTATTTCTGCTGATGGTGCTATTATCTACAACAGTAGTGTTAGCAACAAAGCTATTGCAGTCTTTGACTTTGGTAGTACAGTGACATCAACATCTGGTGACTTCACTATTGTATTCCCAACCAATGACTCTTCTAGCGCAGTAATACGTATTAGCTAAATCCAAGGTATAAACAATGGCATTAATTATTAAGGATCGTGTCAAGGAGATCACGACTACTACAGGTACAGGTGATGTATCTCTAGGAGGAGCCTCTGCGACATTTGACGCATTTCAAAGTGTCATGTCAAATGGTGATACAACCTTTTATGCCATTGTGCATACCGCTTCAGGCACAGACGAATGGGAAGTAGGACTAGCTACGTGGAATACAGGTAACACCCTGACACGTACAACTGTCTATGCTGGCTCAAATGGTGCTTCTGCTGTTAACTTCAGCAGTGGTAACAAAGACATATTTATGACATACCCTGCAAGCAAAGCTGTTGTAGCAGGTGAGGATGTCACGTTTGCAGATGTTACTGCAACAGATATTACATCAACAGGTACAGTTACTCTTAGTGCTGATCCTAGCTCTTCATTGCAAGCTGCGACAAAGCAGTATGTAGATACGATTGCTGCAGCAGGTATTCACTACCATACACCTGTACGTGTTGAACATCCTAGTAACTTAAATGCTACATATAACAACGGTTCATCAGGTGTAGGTGCTACTCTTACTAATGCAGGAACAAATGCTGCACTAGTATTAGACAATGTAAACATGGCACTTAATGACCGTGTACTTGTAGCCAATCAAACAGATCAAACACAAAACGGTGTATATACTGTAACGACAGTGGGTGATGGCTCTACTGCGTGGGTACTTACACGTTCTACAGATACGGATACTGCAGGACCGTCTGACCCAAATGCGTTTGGTAAGGGTGATGCATTCTTTATCAAAGAAGGTGATACCAACGCAGGTCACCTAGACGTTCTCACTACTACAGGTACAATCGTATTTGGTACAACTAATATTGTATTTAGTGAAGTAGCTGAAACATCTATCTATAGTGCTGGCACAGGTCTTACCCTAACTGGTACTACATTCTCTACTAACCAAGACATTAGCACATCAGCAAGCCCTACATTTAACAACATCACAGTTACAGGCACAGTAGATGGACGTGATGTCGCTACAGATGGTAGTAAGCTAGATGGTATTGAAGCAAATGCTACTGCAGATCAAACTGCTGCAGAGATCAAGACAGCTTATGAAAGTAACTCTGACACTAACGCATTTACTGATGCTGAACAGACTAAACTATCTGGCATAGAGACAGGTGCTACAGGTGACCAGACTGCATCAGAGATACTTACAGCTATCAAGACAGTAGACGGTGCTGCATCAGGACTTGACGCAGACTTACTAGATGGACAGCAGGGCAGCTACTATCTTAACACAAGCACTACATTCAGTGGTGACGTAAGTGGTACTTACAACAACATAGTCGTAGCAAACGATAGTCACACTCATAGTAACTATATCACAAGTAATGCTGCTGACACACTAGGTGCTATTCTTACTCTTAATACATCAGGCTACCTTTACGGCAGTGATAACTTCCCTCTGGTTCAAGTATATGACAGCAACCAAGCTTATTTCGGCAGTACAAGCCGTGCTTATGTTACTCTTGCGAGTAGTTCTACAACAGGCGTTAGAGCAAGAGTAGGTACTACTTACTATACTATGTGGCACTCGGGAAACGATGGCTCTGGTTCTGGCCTAGATGCTGATACGGTTGATGGAATACAGGCAGCTAACTTTGCCCGTAGTGACACAAGCGACACACTAAGCGGAGCTACTTACACATTTAATGCTAATAGCACTAATGTTAAGCTGTCTATGACAGGTCACGGTGGAGCCTCTGCTTATAATTACTTCTTAAATGCATCCAATGACGGTGGGAACAGGGCAGTACACTTTGTAAATGGTACGACGAGAACTGCTGACGGTGGAGCTAACACGTACACTATTAGAAACGATGGCGGCACTTTAAGGCTAGGTAAATCCACCTATAACACAATTTTAGAAGGTTCTCTAATTAGCGCTACTGCACGGTTAGATGTTGACCAAGAGTTAAAAATTATAAACGGCGATGGATCAAATACCCATTTTAACTACACCAATGGTAGTGACAACTATATCCGTGGTAACATCACAACTATTGATACGGGTGTAGATTTAAACCAGAATAATCTTTACGATGTTGGTACACTAACAGCAACTACTATACGTGCTGGTGATGGTAATGACGGTAGGTTCTTCTCTGACACTAACGGCAGAACCGCATTTGCAGATGGTGACTTTTATATCCAAACAAGTGTTGGTAACTTTTATAACTATGCTACAAATCAATACTTAGGTAATACTTCTGGCGACAACATTTATGTTCGTGGCAACACAATCTCAGGTAATAGTTGGAGCATTACGGGTGCAGGTGTAGGAACATTTGGCACAGATGCTAGAGCACCTATCTTCTACGATAATGACAACACTGGATACTACGTTGATCCTTCAAGTACCTCTAATATCTATAACCTGCAGACCGCAAACCAAGTCGTTATTGGTGGTACGTTTAGTAACAACAGCTATAATTCAGTAAGTAGTACACGTTTGACGTTTGGTGGAGCAGCACAAATAAATGACTACTTTATAGGTACGAACTTAAATAATTATGGCGGGAATTATACTAAACTTGATTTAAGGTGGCATACTGGTATCCGTATGGGTGCGCAACAACAGTATGGTGGTGTGCGTATCTTTGATAGTGAAGATGTTGGGACTAGACTGTTTTCTGTGGCTGAAGGGGATGCTCATGTAAGGGTTACCAACACCCTTTATGCAGCAAACTTCTACGACATAAACAACACAGCTTACTACGTTGATCCTAACAGTACAGGTACTTCAATTAATGTTAGGGGAGTAATACAAAACCCATCTGTTTGGATAAACGATGGTGACAACTACAATGACTACAATGAAAACATCCGTCTGTTTGCGCCATCAGGTAACGGTGTTGCTGTTATTGCGTTCAGAGCATCGGGAACAGCAGGTTTACCTGACAGTTCAATATTAGGTTTTAGTGATAGACATGAGGTGAGATGGGGAAGTCAGTGGCAAACCCGTGTTTATAATGGCTACGAACAAGCATACGGCTCATACCGTGCACCTATCTTCTACGACAGTGACAATACTAGTTACTACACTAATCCCGCAAGCACATCCCGTGTAAATACCTTATGGGCCTCTACAGGCGCAACAGGTGGTAAAGTTAATGTTGGTGGCACCAGTTCTGGTTCTGCTATGAATATTAACTACGATCAGATATGGACAGCATCAGGGAACCTACACTTACAGTACAGTGCGGCTGGTAATATTGACATGAACTTTGGTGGCGGTTATGCATATAGCCGTACATCTTTACGTGCACCTATCTTCTACGACTACGACGATACTGCTTACTACGTTAATCCTGCGAGCACATCACGCCTAAACGCAATCGACTTTGGCGATAGTAGCCCAACATTGCAGCAAGACGGTCATTATCTCAAAATAGTAGGTACTAATGGGAACATTAGCATTGGTTCAGGTAACAGTTCTTACACGCACTTTTATTCAGACAGAGGCCAATATTACTTTAATGTAGGTTTGATGGTGGATGGCTATGGCGTCCGTATGTACGACACAGGTGCTGATGTTCGTTCATATATCTACTACGATCAAGGCAACACTGCCTATTATGTTAATGCTGATGGAACGTCTAACCTTAACGGTCTTAGCCTAGCTGGCTCATTATCAGGAGGCTCAATTAGTGGCGGCACTATCACAGCAAGCACTAAGTTTAATGGCCCCTATATGGAGGACAGCAACAATACAGCTTATTTTATAAATCCTGCTGGCCCGTCTAATGTAAGCACTTTAGAAATAAACGGTAACAGTCAAATGCTTGGTGGAGCAATCCTCAGATTTGGGCCAAACCTAAGCACTCATAATCTGGAAATACAGGATACTGGAAGCTACAACCGTATAGATACAGAAAACCAAGATCTATTTATCAGAGGTGTTGGCAGAAGTGTCCACCTGTCTGCTTCTTATTCAGGTACGCCAACTATAGTTGTAAAGGCTTCAGTCAATGGTTTGGCATACCTATACGCAAGCGGAAGTGAGAAACTTAGAACGAGCAGTAGTGGTATTACGGTCACGGGTACAGTAGCAGCCACTAGCTACACAGGTGATGGTTCTAACCTGACAGGCATCTCTGCAGGTGCTACAGGTGGTGGCTCAGATGAGATATTCTGGGAGAACGGACAAAACGTTACAACCAACTACACCATCACTAACGGTCAGAATGCTATGAGTGCTGGGCCTATTACGATTAACTCTGGTGTCACTGTCACTATTGGCGCTGGTGAAGCTTGGACAATTGTATAATGTATGACATGCTGCTATCATCTGATACAGGTTTAACTTATGGTAACATAGTTATAACACCTAGTGAGCTAGAGAAATACATAGCTGGTATAGATATAATAGATGGCTTATTAGTAATAGAAGGTGTAAAATTCGTGAATTTAGACAATAGACAATACATTGTAGATCAACTTGGAGTTAAGCACCAACTTGAAGAATTAATGGAGGCCGCATAATGTCAACAGTATTACGTGGTAATGACAACTTTGATAGTGCTAGTCCTGTTCCAACAACACACGGCGCAGTTGGTACTTATACATCAGCTTACGTTGCATATTCAGCTACTATAACTAGAGGCTCAACTATTTCAGGAAGCAGTCTTTTGCAATCTAATGCCGCTTTTACGCATGACATGGAAAGGTCGTATAACCAAGCAACTGCTAGTGCTGGATTAAGTGGTACTTGGAGGGCAATGAGCAGGGCCGTTAATACAACAGAAAGCGGTTTTAATGTAGGTTCTGTGCTTTGGGTGAGGATTAGTTAATGAGTATTGAAATAACAAATGTGCGCAACGCACGTTCATTAAACCTATCTAATACCTGTATGGATGTAGAGATAGAACATCCAGTCTATGGTTGGATACCATACACAATCACTGATACAGACACAGACACAACTATCAATAACGATAATCTTATGAGCCTAATTGGTTCTGACTTTGAAGCGTATGTTCCACCTACACAGGAAGAACTAGATGCACAGGCAGCGGCAGCGGTTCGTGGTCAACGTGACATGATTTTGGAGATAGAAGTTGACCCAATTGTATCTAACCCATTGCGCTGGGCAGACATGACCACAGAACAGCAAAACGCTTGGTCACAGTATCGCACTGACTTACTGAACATCACAGGTCAAGCAGGGTTTCCACACAACATAACTTGGCCTACTAAACCAGAGTAAGGATTATTTAATATAGCAGGTACAACATGACAACATGGATATATAACTTTTCTGTTTATGACAATGAAAGTGCCGCACTAGATGCAGTTACAGCTTTAAAAAATGAACTGGATAATATGCCAACGACTTACGTTGAGGTAAAGTTGCTTTCTGGAAATGCAGTAGATGGTTGGGTTGTGCCAACAGAGAGGCTGACGGACGATCAGATAAACGCAGGGCTAAATGCGGACAGCTTCTACAATGTTTCTGCGATTGCAGAAGGTATCACTCACATTGGAGTTTCGGGGACTGATGCAACAACAAAAATTCTTGAAATTAGGAAATTGTATGCGCAAAGATGCAGTGCTGATGTTATTCGCAAAGAATATGCGCCGACAAATCACGACATGTCAGGATATGTAGAATGAGTACATTAAAAGTAGATACACTTCAAACAACCACAGGTGCAGCCCAAGAATTTGGTAAAGTTCTACAAGTAGTTGATAACTACAACACAGATTTCTCGACTACTACAGGCAGTATTAATAGCCGCACAAATGTAGCCAACATGGGTACAACCATTACACCCAGTAGTACTTCTAGTAAAGTCTTAATAATGGTCCACTGGACAGGAGAGCTAAGTACTCAACACGCTGCTTACAACGGCATGTGGGGTCTAAAGAGAGGTACAACTGTGATTGGACAGCCTACTTCTACAGGTAGTACCTCTGCTGGTGATATAGGTATAGCTCAACCAGTTATATCTTACTGGAGCAGTGATGCAAACTCTACTATGGAGAGCCTTCATTTTCACTATTTAGACAGCCCTTCTACAACTTCTGCAACAACGTATTACTTATGGTTTTCTTCTGGCTCTTATAATTTAACTATAAAAAGTGGTGGGGTATACGGCTGGACTACAAGCAGAACTACTCAGTTTGAACGTGGTACTTATGGTATGACATTGATGGAGATCGGATAATGAGTGTTTTAAAAGGTACTGCAATGGTAGAAGCTATTATTGCACTTCGTCCAAATTGTACATGGAGTATTACAGGTGATGAACAGTTATTTTCTGATCTTGTATGGGACGAGTCTAACGAAGTAGCTCCACCTACAGAGGAAGAAGTTGCGGCTAAGACAGAAGAAATACGTGCAGAACGTCTAGCCACAGCTTATCAACGTAAACGTAAAAAAGAATATAACAAACTCAATCAGTTTGAACTTATGTTTAATGATAAGATAAACGGGACTACTACGTGGCAAGAGGCCATCAATAATATCAAACTAAGATTCCCGAAGCCAACGGAGTAAGTCATGCCTACAATAGTTTTAGGAGGTTCTAATGGTATGAGCTATGATGGCTCTACTATTAGTCAGACTGCTTTAGCAGGTAAAAGCAATAGTATTACCACTGCTAGTAACGCATTAACTCTTGATGTATGTAGTTTTGATAACGTAAATGAAAAATTTTATGACGATCAAGGGGAAAGAGGTCTTGGTGGAACGGACTACACTATTTCAAGCAACTCATCAGACGTGACTATTACATCTGCACAATTAACAGCAGGACTAATGGGTGGTAACGTTAATATAAATTCTGGAGTTTATGTTTACTCAACAAGCACATCAACACCTGCTTTAACTCTTCAAGTTAGTGGCGCAAACATTGTAAACAGCGGTTATATAATCGGCATGGGCGGAGATGGCGGTGGAACCGTTAATGCAGCGGGTCGCTCTGGTTACGATGCTGGCCCTGCGATTAAAATAGAAGGAACTGGTTGTGGTGTTGTAAATAATTCTGGCGGCTACATTGCTGGTGGAGGCGGCGGTGGCGGCGAATGGGGCGGCGGCGGTGGTGCTGGCGGTGGTCGAGGCGGTCGAGGAAATCACTACACAGGTAGCTATAGCAGTCTCACAGGTTCTCTTATGGCTGTTGCTGCATTAAACGCAGTAGGAGCTAATGCTACATATACAGGAACAGCAAGCTCACAAACCACGGCTACAGGCGGCGGAGCAGGTGGCGGCGGGGGCGGCGGTTATGATGCGGGTTCGGGCAACACTGGGTCATCAGGCGGCGGAGGTGGTGGTCGTAAGATCGCTAGTGGTCGAACTGGTGGTGCTGGAGGTTCTGCATCAGCTTGTGGTGGCTTTGGAAACAGAGGGTGCGGTGGTGCTGGTGGATCAGATGGAAGTTCGGGAAGTAATTATAATGGCGGCATTGGCTCTGGCGGCGGTGGAGGTTGGGGCGCAGCGGGTGGAAACGGAGCAGGTGGAACAGGCGGCGCAGGTGGTGCTGCGGTAGACGGTAACGGAAACACCTACACATTAACAAATAACGGGACGGTTTACGGATCGACTTAATTTAGCCAATAACGATAGGAGATCAAAATGGCATTAACACTAACATGGGAAGTAACTGGTGTAAAAACCAAAAACGAAACTAACATAGATGGCGTTACATTAAGTGATGCTGTAGTACAAACGTACTGGAAATGCACAGGCGTAGATGCAGACGGTAACGAAGGTAGCTTTTCAGGTGCTACACCTTTTACTGCAGCTAACGTACCAGCAGGTTCATTTGTAGCATTTGCTGATCTAACAGAGGCAACAGTACTAGGCTGGATTCAAGCAGTTGTTGTAGGTGGCTACATGGATCACGTACAAGAGCAAATTCAAAAACAAATTGACTCTGCTACAATACAAGAACCTGGGCTACCTTGGGCACCCGCTGAAGAAGAGTAAATAAATGCTAGGCTTTTCTAGTTTTTCCCAAGCTACGTTTTCATCTACAGGTGCTGCTGCGCTTGCTGCTCTTGGCTATCTAGCTACGACATCAGCGCAGCTTGCAGCAGGTACTTTAATATCTAACGGTCAAGCTGGACCAATATTACCTGCTGCTACTGCTACCTTTACAGCTAATGCTTTTGGTGATGTAGATGCACAAGCTACAACAGAACTAGTAAACGCCCTAGCCTCGTTTAACATAGCTACCCTAGCTGATATAGATGCTCAAGCTAGTACAACTATACCAGCAGCTACAGCTAGTTTTACTGCAGCAGCATTTGATGATGTAGATGCACAGGCTAATACAACTTTATCAGGTGCAACATCTACTTTTGCTGCTTCAGCACTTGACTTTGATGCACAGGCAAGTATAACTACTACTAATGTAGTTGCTTCTTCTAGCATTAGTGACTTTACTTCTGTAACAGGTAAAGCTAATATTACACCAAGTGGTGCTACAGCTACCTTTGCATTAGACATAGACTTTGACGCTAAAGCAAACACAAGCATAGGCGGCTCAGTTACAGCCACACTTACTGCTGCAGATGTTGAGGGTGACGGTCAAGCAAGTGGATTCTTATCTACTACTGCAGCATTCCTCTCTATCTATATCTCAGACTTTGCAGACGAGGATGCACAAGCTAGAGCATTCATGCCAGTGGCAGCGTCTAGCATTACAGCAAGTGACTTCGGTGACGTAGACGCTAAAGCTAATACAACCAGTGAATCTGTAACAGCCGCACTAGCAGTATCAGCATTCGATGATGTAGATGCTAAAGCTAACACAACACCCAGCGCAGTAACAGCTACAATAGCTAACGCAGCGTTTGACGATGTAGACGCACAGGCAACAGTAGTACCACCTTCTGTCGTATTAACCCCAGCTATAGATTTAGATGACCCTATTGCTGTAAGGTTTGACTTCGGTCAGTTTGCTGACAGTTACGATAGATCAAGAGTGCTTTATATAGTTTCTTACGGTGGTAGTGATACCGTACATGTTACTGAAGAAAACAGAACAGTTTATATAGATTCATACGGTGGTAGTAATACTATACATGTTACTGAAGAAAACAGAACAGTTTATATAGATAAAGATATGCAGAACTACACTGTGTATATTGCAGCATAAGGACACAATATGTCTTATAAATGGCCCGACAAAGATCCTGATGAAATGTTAGACTACAGTGTAGACTGGTCACGCTTTTTAGGCGATGATACTATATCGTCTGTAACTTGGTACATCTATGACGGAGACGGAGTTAAACAACAAATGTCTGATTCTTCTGTAGTTAATGGGCTGCAGTTTGTTCAGGGTACTATTTCAGGGCGTGTAGCTACAGCAAGGTTTTCATTAGGGACTAATAATATACGTTATAACGTTGTCTGTCGTATAAACACAGGGGAAAATCTACAGTATGAACGTTCTATTTTCCTACGTGTTAAGGAGAAATAAAATATGGCGTATGATTATTTAGGTTTAGTTAATGATGTTAACCGCAGACTAAACGAAGTAGAATTAACTGCAGCAAACTTTGCATCTACTACAGGTTATTATAGTTTTGCTAAAGATGCAGTTAATGCAGCTATTCGCCATATCCAACAGGAAGAATATGGTTGGCCTTGGAATCACGTAGAAGAAACTGAAGTATTAGTTCCTGGTACAGTTCGATATGGTTTTCCTTACGACTCTAAAATTGTAGATATGAATACGTTTAGAATTAAACGTAATGATGCTTTAAATGTAACGACTAAAAAACTTAGGGTTATATCTTACGAAGAGTACTTGACTAAGTATGCTGATCAAGAATATAATTCTAATACTAGTATTAGGACTGTACCGACACATGTTGCAAGAACTCCAAGCAGAGAGTTTATGATTTATCCAAGTCCAGATAAAGCATATGAACTTGTTTACGAATATTATAGAACGGGTTTTGATTTAGAAAACGCTACGGATGTTTGTAACTTACCAGAACAATATCGTTATGTTATTGTAGACGGTGCAATGCACTATGTCTATCAGTTCCGTGGTGACACACAAGCATCTCAAATAGCAATGCAAAAATTTGAGCAAGGTATTAAGTATCTGCGGAGTCTACACATTAACCGTACAGATTACTTAGGTGATACAAGAGTTGGATTCTAATGGCTACCCAGTGGCAAACATTTCCGATTGAGTTTAGAGGCGGTTTGATCTCTAACCTATCAGCCTTGCAGCACGGTACTAATGCTGTGGGTTCTGCTACTATTTTACAAAACTTTGAGCCTAACAAAGAAGGTGGCTACTCTAAGATCAAAGGGTACGAAAAGTTTAGCGATACAGAGGTCACAGGTAGTGGACCTATACTAGCTCTTAAAGTTATCTCTTCAGGTCGTATTATTGTAGCACGTAAGAATGCTAGTAACTACACTCAGTACTATTACGGTACAGGTACTACATGGACTAGCATGGCTACAAGCGCAAGTACTAATGGTGGTAAAGCACGTCATGCAGAGTTTAATTTTGATGGTGATGACAAAGTAGTTTTTGTAGATGGTACTAACTACCCTGCAATCTATAATACATCTGGAAACACTATGACTTTCTTGACATCTGCAAATAGTACAGATGTTAGTGGTGCAGAAAATGTAGCTGTCTTTAAGAATACGGCTTTTTACTCTAATGGTAATAACATATTTTTTACTGCACCCCTTACAGTAGATGATTTCAGTGCAGCTAATGGTGCAGGTAGTATCAACCTAGGGCAAGATATTACAGGTTTAACTGTTTTTCGTGACCAACTTATTATCTTTACTACCAACAGTATTAAACGCTTAACAGGAAACACTGCAGCAGATTTTCAAGTATCCCCTATTACAGATCGTATTGGTTGTATTAACGGTGATACAATTCAAGAAGTCGGTGGTGACATTATGTACCTCGCACCTGATGGTATCAGACTGTTAAGTGCTACTGATCGTATCGGTGACTTTGGTTTGGATATCGCATCAGATTCTATTGCTAAAGATGCTAGTATATTCCTCGACAGTACATCTACTTTTTCCTCTGTACTACTACGAGAAAAAGCCCAGTACCGTATTTTTGCATATATTGAGTCAGAACAAAAAACAGTTGCTAAAGGTTTAATAGCTACAAAGTTTATTGCTCAAGGTGCTACAGGTATTTCGTGGGCTACAACAAAAGGTATAAAAGCATACGTAGCCGATGGTCGTTACTCTGGTGATCAAGAAACACTAGCATTCGCTAATGAAGATGGTTACATTTATACTATGAATACGGGTAATGATCTTGATGGTCAAGATATTGAAGCTATTTACGAATCTCCGTTTATGCCTATATCAGACCCACAGGTTCGTAAGACGTTCTATAAAATGACTCTATATGCTGAACCTACAGGTAGTATGGATTTAGATCTTAACCTTAAGTACGACTTTGCTTCTGGTACAAATACTGCAACAGTTCAACCTACTACAGTAAGTATAAGCAGTACGGGTACTGCAGTCTTTTTATACGGTGCTTCTAATTCTACTTACAACTCAGCTAGGTATGGTGGGGAACTTGACAGCGTATATAACACCAACATTATTGGCTCAGGTAAAACAATAGCAATACGTATAGAAGATAACTCAACTAACCCAACATTTACACTCGATACAGCAGTGTTGGAATTTAAACAAAACGATAGGCAATAACATGGCAGATGGATATACACGGCAGCGATCTAGTGAAATTGTAAACGGTAACGTTATTGATGCCGACGATTTTGACGCAGAGTTTAACGCAGTTGCAGGTGCAATGAACGCATCTACTGGACACAACCATGACGGAACCAGTGGTGGTGGTGCCCCAATCGAAAGCATTGGTCCTGCACAAGACTTAGTCGTAACTTCTACTAATGTTAATCCTAAAACAACTAACACATTAAGCTTAGGTGCAGCGGGTGCTCAGTATAAAGATGCATTTTTTGATGGAACAGTTCAGACAGACTTACTATTGGTAGATGAAACTTCAACATTTACTGGAGCTATTACTGCTAATGGCGGTATTACAGGTAATCTTACTGGAGATGTTACTGGTGACCTTACAGGTAACGCAGACACTGCTACAACATGGGCAACTGCACGAGAGATTGCACTTACAGGAGATGTCACAGGTAGTGTAACAGGTGTTGACGGTAGTGGTAACATTAGCATTACTACTACAGTAGCTGCAAATTCTGTCGCACTGGGCACAGATACTTCTGGTAACTATATGACAGATGTGTCAGCAGGTACAGGTGTTACAGTTACTCACACCCCTAACGAAGGGTCTACTGCTACTGTGGCTATTGGTCAAGCAGTGGGTACTACTGACAATGTTACATTTAATACAGTAACTGCAAACCTTACAGGTAACGTCACAGGTAATGTTACAGGGAATATCACAGGTAACGTTACAGGGAATGTCACAGGGAATGCAGACACAGCAACTACCTTAGCAACTGCAAGAACTATTGCAGGTCAAAGCTTTAACGGTTCTGCTAACATCACTATTGCTGCAACAGATTTGTCTGACACTAACCAAGCATTATCAACTACATCAAATGTTACATTTAATAACTTAACAGTATCAGGTGATCTTACTGTATCAGGCACAACTACTACTGTTAATACAGAGACAATCAACCTAGCAGATAACCAGATCGTACTTAACAGCAACGAAGCAGGTACACCTACACAGAATGGCGGTATTGAGATTGAACGTGGTACTGCTGCTAATAAAACTCTTGTATGGAATGAGACAGATGACAAGTGGACAGTAGGAAGCGAAACATTTGTAGCAGGTACTTTTGAGGGTGCGCTTACAGGCAACGTCACAGGCAACGTTACAGGTAATCTGACAGGTGATGTTACAGGTGATGTCACTGGTAATGTTACAGGTAACCTAACAGGAAATGTAACAGGCAATCTAACGGGCGATACTACAGGCACACACACAGGTGCGGTTAATGCTACTAACGTAACAGTAACAGGAGTTGTTACAGGCGATGTGACAGGTGATGTGCTTGGCGATGTAAAGGCTAACAACGGCACCGTCATATTAGATAGTGGAACGAATGGTACAGATGCAGCATATACAGGTAACGTTTCTGTACCCGACAACATTACATTTACTGAAGGTGCGTCTGACTGGAAGTTTGAAATAAATGCGTCTAACGAACTTGTAATATCGTATGGCGGTACAAACAAGATGAAGCTAGATACATCTGGCAACCTAACAGTAACAGGTAACGTCACAGCTTACGGAACAGTATAATGGCTTTACAGTCTTCAGGTGCTATATCTTTAAACGATATTCAAACAGAGTTTGGTGGGAGTAATCCCATCAGCCTATCTGAGTATTACCAGAATGCAAGCCCTGACCTTGTGACAGCAAACAATACTAACGTACCTAACACAGGAAACCCTATAGACTTAGCTGATTTTTATGGTGCAACTTTAGCTCAGACAGTTACATACGAAATAATCGGTGGTGGTGGTGAAGGTGCTGGTGGCTACACAGGTCAAGGTAATGGTAGCGCTGGTACGGATAGCTCTTTGGCCTCCTCTAGTGGTACATCTTTTACAACAGTAACATCTACAGGTGGCGTAGGGGGTACACAACCTGCTCCGTTTAGTGGCTCCTTTAGGGTAGGCGAAGCAGGTGAAGCATCTTATTACGGATCAGGCGGTGCTGGTGGTCTAAACTCTGATAGTGGTAATCAAACTCCCGGTTCTAGTGCTCCTGCTACATCTTATGGTGCTGGTGGAGGAGGTGGTGGTGCATATCCCTTTAGTGCCAACAACGGTGGTGGTGGTGGTAAAGCTGCTACAAGACAGACAGGTACATTACTACTAGCACCAGGATCAGTAATAACTGTAACTATTGGCACAGGTGGTACTGGTATTTCTGGTGGCGGTGATGGTGCAGGTGGTTATGCTAAACTTACTGTAGGTGGGACTGACACAGAGTTTACTTCTTCAGGAACATACACGGTACCATCATGAGTATAAACTTGACACCAGAAGAGCTAGAGGATATGCTTGATCGTGCAGCAAGACGTGGTGCTACAGAAGCACTAAAGTCTATGGGCTTACAGGATGAAGATGCCCGAAAAGATATAACAGAGATGCGTACCCTGTTAGAAGCATATCGTGATACAAAGAAAAGTATATGGTCTACTATAGTAAAAATAACCACAGTAGGATTGCTTACTTTTATAGCTGCGTCTGTGTGGATGCAAATAGGGAATAAGTAAAGGTAGAAACAATGATGAACAAAGAAAATAGTGTGGCAGAAAATTCGCCAGACGTACTACTTGCAAGAAAGTTTCTAGGCTTTAATGGTCCTTCAGAGCAGCTAACAAACTTTCTAGCTGCAAATCCTGCTGCTGCTGCCCGTATGGGTAAGTATCAACAAGCTATGGCTGGCATGGCTAAAAACAAAGTAGGTGCTGATGAGGGTACTGCTGGTACAACTCTTGAAGACTTTCAAGAAATGCAGCAAGACCTCATCACAAAGACTATGGACCCCACTCAGTCTACTGTTTCGCAGATTACACCAGATGCTTCCACTCAGGACATCGCAGCTGGCACTGGTCAAATTGCAACACCAGCTCCAACAGTAACTGCACAAACCGTAGGTACAGGTCAACAAGCTGCAGCTCCTACTACTAGCCCTGCTGCACAGACTACAGCTACGACAGTAGCCCCTGAAGTTAAGGCTGAGACGGCAGCTACACAAGCACAGACTGGCACTGTATCACAAGAAGCTCAAGTAGATGCACAACAACAGACGGCAACTTCTATAGCAAACATGGAGGCTGCTCAAGGTACAGCTACTATGGTTAATGCTCCTGCTGCCAGAGAGATACGGGAAGGTGAACTTATCTCTGGTGTAGCTGACGCAGAAAAAGCTGCTAAATTTAACGAACAGATTCAGGCAGCTCAGGCTACACCATCAGATCAAGCTACAGTGCAAGGTCAACTAGAAGGACTGATGCAACAGTTTGAAGGTGGGGCAACACCTCCTTGGGCTTCAGGTGCAATGAGAAACGCAATGGCTGCTATGGCTGCTCGTGGACTAGGTGCATCCTCTATTGCAGGACAAGCTGTTATCCAAGCAACTATGGAATCTGCACTACCTATTGCACAGATGGATGCACAAACAGTTGCACAATTTGAATCACAGAACTTGTCAAACAGACAACAACGTGCTATGCTTGCAGCACAACAACGTGCACAGTTTCTTGGTATGGAGTTTGACCAAGCATTCCAAGCTCGTGTAGCCAACTCTGCTCGTATTGGTGATATTGCCAATATGAACTTTACTGCAGAGCAACAGATTGCTCTTGAAAACTCTCGTGCAGCAAACACTATGAACCTAAACAACTTGTCTAATAGACAGGCTATGGTAATGGCTGAAGCTGCTGCACTATCTAATTTAGATATGGCTAACTTAAACAACAGACAACAGGCTGCTGTACAAAATGCTCAGAACTTTATGCAGATGGATATGGCTAACTTATCTAATGCACAGCAGACAGAGCTGTTTAAGGCGCAGCAAAACATTCAAGCATTGTTTACGGATCAAGCAGCAGAGAATGCTGCAGCACAGTTTAATGCTACATCTGAAAACCAGACTAATCAGTTCTTTGCTAACCTTGCATCTCAGGTGTCACAGTTTAACGCATCTCAAAGCAATGCCATGTCGCAGTTTGACGCAAGCTCGGTTAATGCTATCAGACAGTTTAATGCTCAGATGGATCAACAACGTGAAACCTTTAATGCACAGAATGGTTTGGTTGTAGCACAGGCTAATGCTCAGTGGAGGCAGAACATTGCCACACTAAACACAGCAGCTCAGAATGAATCTAACATGGACTACGCAAAAACTATCAACGCTTTGACATCTAAGAACCTAGATGAAATCTGGCAACGTGAACGTGATATTATGTCGTTTGCATTTACTGCCGACCAGTCTGCTATGGATAGATCTTTGCAAATTATTTTGGGTGATAAACAATTAGAAGTTGCTAGGGCACAGATGGCTCAAGCTGAAAGCTCTGCTAAAACTAACCTTGCAATGAGGTTCTTGTTTGGTACAAGTCCTACAGGTATTTTAGGAAATATCTTTACTAAAGGTATATTTGGGAGTGAAAAATAATGTCTTTTAATTATCAACCAAATTATATGCAACTAATCAAAGCACTACAATCTGGTGGTATTGAAGGTGCTTCTCAAGCTAGACAAGCAAGAGCTACCAGAGGTCTTGGAGGTAAGTTACCGTTAGACATTAAACAAGTAGATACTGAAAGTCTCTCAGAACAGATGCTAAGTTACTTCTCGGATATAGACGAACAGAATAAAAGAGCTAGAGAAGAGAATAAAGCAAAAGCTGAAGCAGCAGAAAAAGCAAACGCAGAGGTTGATCCTGTTACTGGAGAGATAACTAAAAAACTTTCTTTGACTGAAAAACTTTACGGTAAACAAGGCGTACAAGAAGGTCAACCTGCACCACAATCTTACTTTAACTTTGAGATTGTTGATAGACCCTTTAAAGGTAATTCAAGAAAAGCTGGAGATATCTCTAAAGAGCAACAAGAAGAAATCATGAAAATGATTATTTCAACTGGTCGTCAGGAAGGTATGTCCAACAGGGAAATAGCTTTAACCCTTGCAACCGTGAGATTTGAATCTGGTTTTAATCCAGATGCAGCTGCAAAAACTTCTAGTGCATCTGGTCTTGGTCAGTTTATTAATGAGACTGGTAGTAAGTATGGGCTTACTGATGAAAATCGTTGGGATGTAGGTATGCAAGTTCAAGCTATAGTGGATCATACTGCAGATAATATTGAGATGGCACGTAAAAAAGGTTATAGTGAAGACTATGTTTACGCACTGCATCATGATGGACCAGGGTTAAACAGTGGTGGACTTAAAAAGTCTAGGCAACAAGTAATGCCTTACGTAAATTTATATGAAAAAATGCTGGAGAATTACTAATGCTGACATTTGAAAGACCCATTCCAGGGCAGTCACTTACAACAGAGCCAAAGAATGCTCCGTATGAAAGACCTCCAGAGATAGTTGACCCTGTTGAGGCTCTCAATGTACACATCGAAAACCTACTTAAACCAGGTGCTATGGAAGATGCACTATACTTTTTAGAGTATGGGGTAGATCTCGTAACACTGGTCCAGGGTATTCTTCGTGGTGCTGTTATGGAGGGCATACACAGTATTGACGTAAGCCTTATCATTGCACCAGTTATACATGAGTATATCAAAGGGTTTGCTGATGCAGATGGACTAGATTACAAAGAAGGTTGGGAAACTGAAGAAGAAGAGAAAGCCTTGTCGTATAGACGAGATGCAGAACGAGCTAAAAAACTTATGGATAAGCTTCGTGAAGAAGAGGGTCAAGCTATCCCAACTACTATGAAAGAAATGACTGAAGAACCTGAAATGGAACCTGAAGTTAAAGAAGAAGAACCAGCTAAGACTGGCCTAATGGCGAGGGTATAATCATGGCGTTTAGTGCGATAGGTGCAATGGACTATGTAAAGTCTGTAGACGAAGAAAGAAAACGTAGAGACGATCTTATTGCTTCTCGTGAGGATGCCTTACTTGGTTTGTACCTTAAGAAGGGTGGCAGTACATCTACAGGTACAGATAAAAAACAAAGTGCTGCTGAAGCTGCATTAAAACTACAGGAACGTATTGATGGTTCAGGCATTCAAGATGAAGAAACTTTAAACTATCTAAACAACATTGTTTCAGATCCGTTTGCAGCACAAGAAGTTCTTGAGTTTATTAATGAGCAAGCTACTGATTACGATAGGGTAATCAACCTTCAAGACTTACGCACAATGATCGACATTGTCAAGGCACCTACATCAGTGGACGATAAGATTGACCTGTTTAAAGAGTTTGAAGTTATTGATCTTACTAACAAAGAAGAGTATTATAAGTTAGCTCAAAGAATAAACAACATGACTACTAAAGGTGGTCGTACTGTGTTTGTTGATGTGAAACCAGGAGCAATCGCAAAAACTGATTTCACTGCAAGAGAGAAGCAGTTTGAAGGTGTGTTACAAAACGTGATCAGGACTGCCCGTGCAAATTTAGAGACTGACCCTAACAGAACTCAAACACAAAATGCTTTGAACAACTTAAGCTCCTCCGATCCAGGAACAAGGGCTGATGCAAGAGATTACTTACTGTCTACGTTTATTACACCAGACTTTATCACAAGCCTTGAAACAGAAAACCCATCAGCGTACCGTGGACTGTCTAACAACTTCCTAATTAAACCCTATCTTGTAACTTCAGTACCACAAAACGAAACAGTATACCCAATACCTACAGAAAGACATATTGAAAGCTTGAGAAATAATCCAGAAAGAAAAGCTGAATTTGAAGCTAAGTTTGGACCAGGATCTGCAGATAGGTACTTAAATAATGGCTAACTTTTTTGATCAATTTGACTCACAAGAAGAATCCTCTGGTAACTTCTTCGATCAATTTGATACGCAACAACCTGCTCTACCTGAGCCAGGAACTTACACAGAAAATGAAATGGTTGAAGATGATCGTATGTTTAACATCATCAACAACTATATGCTCGACCGCTATGGACTGCAGTCTGTAGAGGGTCTTAGTCGTGAAAAGATTGTAGATGATTTCCTAGACAATCGTCGTGGTGTATCTGCAGGCAACACGGTACGTGGTTTATCTGAGATGGACTACCTTAACGACATTAAGGACGACCAAGATAAGACTGCAAATGCAGCCGCTGCTGCAGCTCTCTTTGAGAACATGGCAGGTCTGTACTCAGGTGAAACTACACTGGGTGAAAAGGTTAGGGGTACTGGAGACTATGTTCGTACAGCACTGCTAGACCCAATCAACTTAGCTGGCGGTCTTATCGGTAAGTTTATTGGTGGTGGTGCCGTTCGTGTAGGAACTCAGGGTGCTAAAAAAGTAGCACTACGTGAGATGGCTAAGAAGCAAGCAGCAGGTGCCAGTGCAAAAGAAGTTTCTAAAACTGGTAAGAGAGTTTTTATCAAAGCTGTAGACGAGGCTGGTAAAGTTACAAGCAATCAGATTAAGAACTACTCAGCTCAACTACTATCATCTAAGGGTCTCAAGCGTTTAGCACAAAAAGGTGCTCTTGCTGAGATTGCTACAGTTACAAGCATCGAAGCTGCTGTGAGTGTTGGTATGGAGTACCTGTACCAAGATGGACTAGTCGAGCTAGGTGTACGTGACGACTATGATAAGTTTGCAATGGGTATTGCAGCTGTAGGTGCTACTGCCATTGGTGCAGTTCAAGCAGGTAAAGTTGTACTTCGTGGTAGCTCTGATGTAGCTGCACCCTCTGTTACTGTAAAAGAACCAAGTGCTGAGGGTGTGTTGATTGATCTTGCTAAGTCTATTGAAGAATACACAAATGCTCTTGTACCAAAGACTGGTAGTTGGAAAAACAAAGTTAAGGGTGGTGTAGAACTTAGAGATCTAGACACTGACTTCTTTGTTGACCTGTTGCTAGGTCATGTTGATGATGAAGGTAATGTTGTACTAAAGGGTATGGCCCAGATTGCCCAAGAACGTGGGTTAAGATATACTAAACGTGGTGATGGTGATCTGTATAGCAACTGGATAGCTGACCTAATCAAGCAGTCAGACCCAGCAGAGATCAAACAGTTTATCAAAGCCTTTGAGAAATCTACAGGTAATAAGCTAAAGCAAGCTAAGACTTTAACTGTCGAAGAGTTTGCAGATACCTTTGCAGCTAAAATGAATGGTGCTGCTAGAGTACTTAATGCTGCATCACAAGGTGCAAAACTTAACGGTCTTTCTGCTAAAGACTTTGAGATTGCGCAACTAATTAACGAAGCATTGGACTTAGGATTCCTAAAGAAACCTAAAGACCCTTTTGCCTCCAGTCTTTCAGACAAGTTACCAGACTTTATTCGCAACAACCAAAACAGATTGATCAGGTTACTTGTATCTAACCCATCAACCAGTGCACTTAACATGATTGGTTGGGGTGCTAATGCGGGTATCAATGCTGTATCTGACATGGCGCTAATGACCTTACATGCAGGAAGAGGTACACTAGCAAAAGCTATTGGTATGGAGAAAGCTGGAGAAAAGTCTTATAGAATTGCTAGAGCACTTTTTGAGTCTAATGCATTTCGTATGAGACTGTTGCTTGATCCTGATATGACTCATGCTGCATTTGAATCTGCACTTACACGTAACACAGAGGCATTGCAAACACTAGCAAGTACATTACCAGGTGGTATTGATAACGTTACTAAACTTGTAACAGATGGTAAGTTTACTCCTAATCAAAAACTTCTAGGTGTGGCTACAGATGATGCAGTAGACTTTATTCAAACACTATCTTTCGTTAAGGCACAGGACAGTTTTACTAAGTCTCAAGAGTTTATCTTTCAGATGGATAAAGAACTAAGACTAGTAACTGGAAAAGGTTGGTCAGAGTTTTATAACTGGGAAGATGCTGCAAAGTTTATGGCTACAAAAGAGTATGCTCAGATAGAGGCCAAGGCTGTAGATAAAACTTTAGAATCTATCTTTAGTAAATCTTACAAAGGACCAGGACTTGTTGGTGAAGTTGCCGCAGTTATCGAGGATGCTAGAAACATCCCTGGTGTTGGTCTGCTTATTCCATTCGGTCGCTTCTTTAACAACACAGTAGACTTTGGATTACAATCCATTGGCTTTTCTATGGCAGGTAAAGCTCTAGGTAAATACTCAAATAAAAGTTATGGGGAACTCTTTACAAAAGCTGCAGTATCTTGGGGTCTTACTTATACATTAGTAATGGAAGAGAGTAAAAATCGTAAGGCAGGGTTAGGTCTCTATCAGGAATCTATTGGTGGTGAAGTTGTTACACGTCAATACGATTACCCAATCTCAGCATTTAAAGCTGCTGCAAGAATTGCATCTTACTGGATGGATGGAGAAGAACCACCCACAGAACTGATTGCTCAAGTAGCTAGAGACTTTACACTTGAAGGTGTCCTTAGAAACCTAGATAAAACTCAGCAAGATGTTGCAGGTATTGGTTTCTATATGCTTCAGGGTGATATGAAAGAAATGTGGAGAGCTTTTGGTAAGTCTATGGGGGGTATAGGTTCACAGGTAATCTCTGCAGGTACACGTTTTATCGAACCTGTAAATACACTGGCTGGTATTGCTAGGGGTGAACAAGCTAGACCTATTGATCGTTATCAAGGAAACAAATTCTACAATGACTCTGTTCGTTATATTGACAATATTATTCCACTGTTTACTGGTGAACCAGTCGGTGAAACACTTAAGCAAGCAGCAACAGGAGAAGCTGATATTACATCTACAAAGTCATTAGGTGTAAGATCTATCAGACTTACTGATACCCAGCGTGTTATGAACATGTTAGGCTACGAGCAGTTTGATATCAATGCTGCTAGACAAGTCAGAACAAAAGCTCCTGAAGCTGCTAACGAATACAATGGTATTTTGTTTGATGTTATTGAAGCAAAAGCTTCTGCTTTAATGGACAGCAAAGCATTTAGAAACATGCCGCTTGATAGGCAAAGACTGTATTGGAAGACAGAGATACTACCTGAAGCTCAAGAACTAGCTAAGAACTTCTTGTATCTGCAGTACTCAGGACCGCTTGATACTATCGACCTCCAGTATGAATTAGCAGGTAAATACACTAACAAGAAGCTTGATGAAGCTATTGAAGAACTAAACTTTGATGGTGAGATCGGGGATATGACTAGAGGAGAATTGTATGTCCTCAAAGAATATCTCTCTACAGTAGAGCAGATAGAACTGCTTAAGGTTCCTGCGGAGGTTGGGGCAGGTCAATACGGTAGGTAAAATAAAAGGGGGCTTGGTGCCCCCTCTTTTTATGTATCATCATCTAGCATATAATCTGCCCAATCATACGCTTGCCGTTTTATTTCTCGCATATCGTTACTCGACCTTGCCCCTGCCAACAGACCAGTTAAAGCCTGACCCGCCAAGTAGATTCTTGCAGTCAGGCTTTTTGTTGTAGGAGCTTTACGCTTTTGCTGAGTGAACTTCTTTGCTTCTTTCTCTAAGCTCTCTTTCAATTACCAGCTCCTTGTTTTTGAAATAGGCTTTATTAAAACCCATCTCCCAATCCCTGTTATCTTTTGTATTAACTTGGTAGGGATTACCCAAGTTACCTTCAAGGAAAGATTGATAACCCTCGTTGAATGGTTTCATTTTCTGCTTTGATGCTGTATAAGTGCTTCTAGGTACCATCTTGCTTTCTTTAAATCCTCTAGACCATTTTTGTAACGCCAACGGTGCAAGTACTTCGCAACGTTGCCCCGATAATAACCGATAAGTTCCTCGTTTGTCAAGATGTCTTTGATGTAATCAATACATTCAATGTTACCTTGACCGTAGTGAGGGGGTTTGTTTACGTTATCTGTCATAGTATAATCAGCTCCGCTTCTGTATATGGAATGTGAAAGAACAACTCACCTGGTCTGATGTACCTACCCTTTGCTTCACCTAGACTTTCTTGAGTCAACAAGAAGTCTCTGATACGCCAAGCTTGTTTAAGGTCTTTACGAAAAACGTAAAAGTTAAGAACCCCATTCTCACCTTGGTACTTATCCAGCAGTCGTTGCTTACGTTCTGGAATACGTATCTCTCTCCAGTGTGTAGGCCAGTCACCATCCCAAGCTACCTTTACCTCAGCTTCATTGAAGTAGGTGTAGCCATGTTTTTGAGAGACAACATCTACATGGTAGTTTTCTTCAGTGTTGACTAGCACATGCCCTTTCTTTGTAAGGTACTCTGTTAAAGCATCCTTAGCTTGTGAATCGTATGCCTCATACAGTGCTCTATTAAACGCTTTTCTGACTGGTTTGCCCATGTTCTAGGTACTCCTTTAATTCTGTGTACCCACCAATGTGAGAGCCTAAAGGGCTAAAGATCTGAGGTACTGTGGTAATACTAGAACGTTTTAAAAGGTAAAGCAACCACGAACTAGATTTAGATTGGATATTATATTCGGTGTATTGTAGGTTAGCTCCTTTCAATAAAGCCTTAGCTTGATCACAAAAGTTACATTGGTTACGAGTGATCATTACGTACATCTTGTCTCCATTTCAATTCGTACAACAGTTTCTTTTGTTCGTAGTCAGACATGATCATCCAGTCACGTATCTCATCTACGGTTCGTAAACACCCTGCGCAGTATCCATCCTCTATTCGACAGACCTTTACGCAGGGTGAAGGCACAGACCCTAAGTTAGGTCTACGATTTCGCATACATCACCAGAGCAAGCCATAGTCTGCATTGCTACAGTATTGTCTTCCTGTTCATACTCGGAAAGCTTAGACCAGTCAATAGCTTTTGGCATTAACTTTAAAAGTTCTTTGTACTCACGTTCAGTGCAATCCTGATACGGTGCTTGCTGATAGGTGTGATCAGAGTGTGGTAAAAAAGACACGCCAGACATCTCATCAAAATGCTTGTACACAAAGGCACCTACGTCAAGCCACTCGTGGTCACGCACTGAGATAGTCACACTAGGTTTATGCTCACACCAATTACGTTGATAAGCTAACCACATTTCTAATTGTTCGATAGCTGTCATATCGTTACGAGTTATAGCTTTATTAGGTGACCTCTGAGGAAAGCTAAACACTGTAGTGGTATCACCCTTGAACACACAAGGTTCGTGAGGAATGCCTTGATCTTTCATGAACTGAGTAAGAGGATCTTTGTTGTCCCCTCGTACAGTCCTAATGTAAAACCGTGAATGGCGAGCATGTATTCCAGATGCTGAATCAACAAGCTGAGAGACAGTGCCGCTTGGCTTAACGCAAGAAATAGCAGCAGATACAGGGATACCAAGACGATCAGCCCACTCAGCATTAGTAGTAACAGCCACTTGGCGAAGGTAAGCAAGTGTTTCATCAAGTCCCTTATTTTTTGTAGTTAGTAGAGGGTTGTCCATTATCCCCGTGAGTGACACACCAAGCAGTCGTTCGGCCTCTGTGTTGTCTCTCCACACCTTTCGCAGATATGGGAACTTTGTGTACGTGGATTGGATAGTCCCCAGAATTGTTGCCAGACGGACTTTTCTTTCCAGATCCTCAATAGTATCTGTAGCACGTACGACACACTCGGTAAGATTGCAGAACTGATACGGGCGAAGGATGATTTCACTGCAAGGATTTGTACCGAAGTCGTAATCACTATCCCGTCTACCATATTTTGCAGCTTGTTTCTTAGATGCTTCACGATTAAATACTCCTCGTTCTCCTGACTTAGACTCAACCAGAGCTGTCCACTCACGCATGAATGTCTCTATGTCAGGCTTTTCTGTATAAGATACAGAGTTGTTAGCTAGTGCACGGTGAGCTGCTGTCTCCCACCATTGGCCAGACTTAGCGTGACGCATACGGTCATCACTTAGATTAGATAGAGAGATCATAGCTGATCGACGTACGCCACCAACCACAACGATCTGCCCAATGAAACACATCAAGTCATGGCACTCAATGCTTGAGAGCTTACGACCTTGTGCATTCTTGAAAGTAGTCACAGCGAAATTAAACAGTTCAACCAAAGGCGCTGGGCCTGATGCTCTACCGCCAAAGGTTTTTAGTCTTGCACCTGCAGGACGTACACGAGAGACATCCCACTTAGGAATCTCACCTGCCCATAGCAATGCTAAGACTTGACGGAAAGCTTTTGCCCAACCTTCCTTGCTGTCCTTCACGACGACTGTCGTGTCACTCTCAAACAGTTGTGGAACCTCTGGTAGCTTTTTAATATACTGCCGTTCTACAGAGAAGCCAACCCCAGTGCCACAGAGAAGGATGTACATAGCTTCGTCAAAACTTTTAGGATCATCTACTGGTAGATATGAACAGTTGTAACCTGCAGTATTATCACGATCAAGAGCAGGGCCAGCTGTCATCATAGCTCTCATAGAAGGCATGATCTCTAGGCCAAGGATAGCTTGCTCGATATCGTACTTAGTACTAGCATCTACCTTGTCGGCAATGACGTTAGTAGAGTAACGTGTTACTGTATCATCCCATGACTCACGGCCATAACCATCAAAGTATTTTGCATACCGTGACTTGTGAATAAAGGATTGATAGTCAGTTGGAAGTTGATTAGTCGCCATCAGTTACCTCTTGGTCTGGGAGTTTCTTCACTTCATCTTCTGCAGGTGTCTCTGCGATCTGAACAATCATACTACCTAGCTGATTGCAACGTGCATCTAGCACACGCATCAAGTAATCCATACGAGCCATCTCTTCACGAGCTAGATTAATCTCAGTATACATCTTCATCTGATCTTCATTGAAGTCATCAGTATAGTAGTCTTTTTCATTGATAGATAGTTTAGGCATTATCGTTTATCTCCTGAGCCTTTAAGGGTTCCACGGGCTTTTCTTCCGTATAGTTTTTCTAGGTTTGCAAAAGCAATATCATGCAAGTCAATGTTAAGATCACGAGACAGTGCAGCTAGATACCACAGTACATCACCGATCTCTGCAGCAATACCTTTTCGGTCAAAGTTGTTGTCACGAATCATCTTCTTAACCTTGTTTGCAACTTCACCTGCCTCACCTGCTAGACCAAGGGCAGGGTACAATATGCTATGCGTACTCTTATAGATAGCAGTCTTAGCTGCTGCCTTTTGGTACTGATCCATAGTCATACGTTCTTTGAAAGCTTCATTGTAATATTCCCAAGCTTCTAGATCGGATTCATTCAACATTCTTTACCTCACATTCTTCCACAATTACATCGTCTATATCATACAGACTAGCTTCGATAAGTTCTTTCAACACATCAGAGTTATCCCCAAAGGTCTCAAGAAAATTAGCCTCGGGGTCTACTTTTATTTTTATAGATAGCTCAAACCTCATTCGAAAGACCCCTAGTTATACGCACTAGTGCCATCCATGTCAATTACAATCGGATCAATACTCTTCATGAAATGCTTTTTCCATTCGTAAGCATCATCAAAGTCTTCGAACCAAAAGTTATCTTCACCAACTACACCATTTATCTCTGTCCTACACACCATAAAATACTTAGATCCATCGGGTGCCATTTCAAGCTCTAATTCAGAAACTTCTTCAATAGCTATTGGACCTTCAGTAACCCCCCAGATTTTTACTTCCATTTCCTTAACAACTCCATGTAATGATCTATGCTAATCATAGTTATCCAGTCTTTCCTATCTGCACGAAAGAACACAACTGGCTCTCCTTTACCGTGCTTACTGGCTTGCTCAATATAATCGTAGGCCATCTTCATTCCAGACTTTCTACGTTTTACTTCAATAGTAATAGGCAGCTTCTTTCTAGCTGCGGGAGACAGCTGGATATCTTCTCCAGTGTCTCCCATAGTTGTGGACTTTATGTCATCAGGCTCGAACTCGGTAAAGGTTTCTAATAGCTTGTCCCTGATTTCATTTTGTCCACCACGCCCCTTTGCTTTAGCTGCCCGTGTCATCGAACACCTCTTCTACCTTTGGTTCTTTCTCTACGTGGACAAGGTACTCAATACCATACGAGTACTTGAACATACGTAGGTTAGGCCAGCAAGCTTTCTTGTATTCACAGAACTGACAAGACTTGTCTAGCTTTGTGTTAGGACTTGCCTTACTTGCAGGTACAGGTTGTATACGGTCAGTAGGAATGTCACCTGCAACTAACTCTTTAGCTGCTAACATCTCTTCTTCTTTGGTCTTAAGATCCTCTGTAAAGTCATGCACATCTAGGCAGATCTCACCACTAACTTTATCAATCGCAAGAAATGCACCATGAGTCTTGTCTGTAACCAGTGGGTCATCCTTACCTGCGTAGACATAAGAACTAAGCTGACTGATATAACCAAAGGCATCATTCTCACGCAGCGTGCCTTCTTTAAACTTCTTGAAAGCGTATGGGCTACAAGACTTAACATCAACAGTCATACCGTCAATCACACAGTCACGGTGACCACGTATGCCATGAACGTTTAGTCTGTCCTGAGAACCCTTCATGCTGTGACCAGAAGCTATCACCATAGACAGGATAAGTTCCTCGATCATGTCTCCGTAAAAGAAACGAAGAAGTAGGTTAGCACTGAGTGGCTCACCAAATCCAGGCTTGTTTACTTTATACCAAAGCTTACGTTTGCAAGGTGTGCCAATAGACGAAAGAGATAGATACCCACGAGGCTCTTGCGGCTTACTAAATCTTTTGTTGGCAGACATCGCAATGTTGTTGCCTAGCATAGAACCAATCGTGCCGTTCCAGCCGCCTTGCCCATAGATCACGGACTCAAGGTCTTCAACTAATGTATCAATCTTTTTCATGTTATCTCCTTAAAAGGTAGCCCCCGAAGGGGGGCCACTAGTTGTTTTGGGAGGAGGTTAAAACAACACTTCGCTGTTATTATTTTCATCTGCAGTAGATGGCGAAGCATCATCTGCCACAGTATCTGGAACGTATTGAACATGGTCAAGAACTGTGACCGCATCCAGTCGTGTACCTACAATACTCTTCATCTTAGTATCGTAGACTGAGAGGAGAACCTCTACAGTAGATCCGTTACCAATGGTGCCATCAAGATCATAGTCCCAATTAGTACCATCAGACTTTTTAACAACAGGCGCACCACTATCCCAATCCCTTCCAGTATCAAACTTACGGACTAACTTTACCTTTGTACCACGTCCCATCTGATCGGGAACACCACGCTTCATAGAACGTGAAGCTTTTAGTGTGGCTAAGTTGTCATCGTCAAGGATGAGGTCGATTGTGCAAGCACCGTTGCATTCCCGATAGGCTCCATCAAAACCTTCCATGTCACGGTTCTGCGGAAATACTTTTGCCCACTCGGCAATACCAGTTAGTTTTACTTTACGTGTAGCCATTTGGCCCTCCATTGTTAGTGTACGTCACTATAGCGTTGACCATATTGAATATCAATACCCAAGTCAACATTTAATTTAAGTTCTTGATTAAGTTTTTCAATAGCCCAATTCAATACATCGCTGTGTTCATTCTGTTCCCCTTGTTTTACTAGGTTGATAGACTCGTCATGAAACTGACCTATGATGTTTGGCCTACGTGTTCTGTAGTACGCAACCCACTTGTCAAAGCAGTATGCACCAGTTGATTGGTTAAGCGTAGAGAACACGTCCTTCTCATAACGAAGTGAATGCCAGAAACCACTGACAGGATTTTGTACCCACATCTCACCGTCTATCTTACGTATCTTTTGGGCCTCAGCAAAAGCCTTAACTGACCAGTTACGTTTCCAATAAGCATCGAGCAGTGCTTGAGCATGTGGTATCTTCATGCCAGTAGTACGAGATAACTTAGCTGCACCTACGCCATAGGTAGCTGAGTAGTTTACAACTTTATAGTTTTTACGCATTGCTTTTAAATCGTCTCGTTCGTTTCTGTTATAGGCATCTATGTCGGATTGCGTGATAGCACCTGCATGTTTAGCCAAGTCTAGGTGTGGATCAAAACCTTCTTGAGACATTTCATGTACATACTTAGGATCATATGGATACATATAGTGTCTCTTAGTTGTGTCTTCAAGGGATGTCATGTCAGCACCGCAAAGAACGTAACCCTCTGGAGCAATCAAGCAGCCACGTATCTCTTTACCCCACGGTCTGTCTACCCCAGGAAGGTTGACCAAAGGTTTCTTGTGTTTGAATCGTAAGGTGTTGGTAAGACCATCAACCTCAGCACGAACGTAGCCGTCTTGCTCACACTCGATGAATGCCTCAAAGATTTTAAGCCTGTGTTGCATCACAGTCAAACCTTCAAGAACCTCAACAGCAGGATTACTTTCGGCAATTAGCTTTACTGAGTCGGTTAGTTCACCATCCTTACGGACTTGAGGAATCTTTCTCTCTTCACCAGTCTCCTTGTTCTTGTCATACTTGAAAGTGCAAGGTTCCCAACCAAGTGAGTACAACCAATCTTTGACTTGATCGGTAGAGTTAGGGTTAGGTTCATCCCAACCTTTGATAACCTCTACTTCACCATCAAAGTGTGGCGGAAGGTTGTTCTCTTGTAGGAGGTCAAACCAACGTTGTCCATGAGCAGATGGAGAACCATCCTGCTTGAAACAATTCTTTGGCTTTCTTTTCTTGGTGGTCACCTTGCGCTTTGGCATCACTTGAATAAGCTCTGCCTCTTTGTCAGACTTCTGTCTAGTCAAGTCCTCCACACATCTCTGTGCCAACTCGATATCCAACTTCCACCCGACTCGTTCCGCTACTGAAGCACAGTCCATCTTGAACTCTAGATAACGGAAGAACTTGTCCAGCTGTTTCTTGTCCTTGTAGATAAACATAAATCTTTTTAGAAGATTTTGCCACAATAGCCAGTTTATTTTTACATCCTCGGTACATCTGTGTGCATACTCCTTCTGAGTTAAGTTATGCCAATCATCAATCTGAGGTTTGGGTACACCAAAGTCCTCACCAAAAGACTCAAGGCCATGCTTAGGTCGGTCGTAGTTTATAACCCAAGACATAGGTAGTGTGTCAAAGAGACGTGCTGTCACCTTGATACCCAAGATCTTTTCTAGAAGTGGTACGTCATACCTGATAATGTTGTGACCAATCAAACCACGTTGGCTTAGGATCAGGTCACGCATAGCAGAGTAATCGTACAAAGTTGTGTAATCTTTACCATCATGGGTATAGGATAAGCAGTGTATCTTTGTAGCCTGATCAAGTAGTCCGTCAGCTTCTACATCAAATACAATCATGCTGCTATATCACTCCTCTCGTAAGGTATCTCTTCTGTCAGGATCGTTGTCTCTGGATCGTAGTAGACTGAACCTGCTCTGCCCAACTTAGCAAATGGACGGTTCTTGTCAACAATAAATTCAGTGGTGTTCTGAAGTATTTCATCCTCGGACTCGGTGTCACGTTCAATCTTTACACAGATGATTGCTTCCTCTTCAAGAGAGGCTGCATACTTTGTGCGTCCATCGTCATTTACCTGTGATATAAATACCACACCGATGTTCAACTCCTTGGCAAGCTGTGCCATACGTGACCCAAGTGTAGTCAGGGTACTGGTAGCACCATCAACACCAGAGTTAGACAAGTAAGCCAGACGTTGTACGTGATCAACAAACACAAAGTCAGCACCGAAAGATGTGACTGCCATGCGTGTGTAATCAAGTAGAGTTAGAGGATCGTCATGAGACTGCATCTCAAAGATGATTGTTCTGTTATTCTCTGAGTCAGCAATCTTGTTGGCTGCTGCTTCAACCTGATCAAGGGTGTAGCCATTGCGGTCTGCATCCTCTTTGGTACGGACGTTGACACCTAGCTCATACGTAGCCATAGCACGTAGGGTAGTAGACTTCATCTCTTCCATGTGAAGTAGAGCTACCTTGACACCCTCGTTGTGCAGTAGGCCAGTCTCGAAGTAACGGATCACCTCAGTCTTACCAGTACCACGAGGGGCTTTGATAAACGTCAGGCCACCCTTGACCATGCCACGAATCTTCTCGTCAAGTCCTGCATGACCAGTCGGTACATATTCGTAAGGATTTTCTGTGCGTAGTGCATTAGAGAAGTCTTCACTAGAGCAGAAGAAGTTCTCAGGGCTATACCGCATGGGCTTCTTAGCTGCCCACATCAAGTCCTTACTATCACCTGCTTGCAAGAAGTCATTGGCATCCTTGTGCTTGGACATAGGGACATACCAGAACTTATCTGGGAATGCTTGGTACAACTTGTCAGCTGCCCTACGTCCTGCATGATCAAGCTCACCTGCGTAGACGATCTCTTTGAACGACGACAGATAAAGGTGATTGTGTGCAATGAACTTCTCACCGATACTTGCTGACGGCAGTGACTTCACAGGGAATGTCTTGCCCAGGATTTGATACAGTGATGCAGCATCGAACTCACCCTCGGTAAGATAGATACGTTGGGATGTACCTGCGTTGAACTCTGGACCGAACAGATGGTTCATGCCCATGCCCCGATCCTTAGTCCATGACTTAGACTTGTCATCCACCAGTCGATACTTGACCGTGTGTGGATACTTGTAAGCATAACGTACAGGTCTGCCGTCTTCACCTTGCTGCAAGGCAATGCCATACAGTTCAGCTACATCAGCATCAAGGCCACGTATGCCCTCATGTGTTTGTGACACTATGGGTATGTCCATAGGGTTTCTCCTTTCTTTCAAAGGATATTCAGCCTTCACCCATTCAAATACCTCTGGCATATCCTTGGATGGGTAGGCTCTCGAACAAGAATGACAATGGCCAAAACCGTCATCATTCCAATTAAAAGCGTCACTTGATCCGCAATCAGTGTACGGACAAGCTAAGTGTGGGTTGTCATTGTTTGCCACGATTAACCTCCAATCTGAAAGCCCCCTCGGGACTCTCCATTGCAGCATACAGATCTACGAGCTGTTGTAAAGACATAATTATCACATCGTTTTTATCTGTCTTTTCGTTGTACTGAATCATGTATACACGTCCATCATCACTGATGATCACACTCACATCTTCGAACCTATCCTTCTCGTCAAGGGTACGGATGAATGCATGATCATATTCTAACTCAACTGTGTACATTATTCTTCCTTTAAACAGAACTCGCAGAAGTCTTCTTTAGATGGGTTACCACAAGACACACACTTGTTTGTACCGAACTGATACTCTGTAAGTTCGTCTGTCTCATACCTTATGTGATCCTCAATGAAGTCATAGACTACCTGCAAGTCTAGCTTTGCAGCTGCACAGTACAGTACTAACTTCAGCCCTTCTTCCTGCAGTAGCTTGGCACAGTTGTTATCTAAGTGGAACTGATAGGTAGCACTGCCATCCTCGTGTTCTTCTACGTGTTCTACTCCAATTACTCCAGTCATCACATGTACTCCCTCAAAGATTCCCAAGACATTGGGTACAGGTTTTCCATCTCCTCGTCAATAGCATCTGCAACTACACGAGTCTCTGCCTGTGTGTCATCCTTGCAACGTAGGCTACACATCTTAGCAAAACTAAACACAGTACCTGACCAATACCACTCAGTCATCATAGACTGTGGCAATACCATACGTGCTTGCTCAGGTGCTACACCCTCATCAATAAGTTGCTTGTACATCATCAAAGCATTTTTGTTATAGTATAACACATTGGCATTGCTTTCTACCTCACCATAACTACCTTGCTTCTTGTCTTCGGAACGGCCTCTCCAGACAGGTGCCTCATACAATTCAGGCTCAACATCAACGTACCTACGGCTGATCTCGTTCCACGGCATGTACTCATGCTTGACTAGCTGACGTGCCACAAACACAGGTGCCTTAACATGGAACGTAGTGAACGTGTGGTTGAACGGTGACTTGTGGTTGTGCCTCGCAAGGTATTCAATCAGTCTGCAATCTTTAGTTGACAAGACCTTGGCCTCACCGTTGTGTATCCTCGGTAGCCAGTCAGACTTCTTACCAAAGCTGACCCTAGCTGCATTGACTACTGATAGGTCACTACCCATGTGGTCAATGTACGTTACTTCAATCATCTACTATCTCCGTCACTCTAACTTTTATGGGCTTAAGACTATCTGTACCTTTTTCCCATTTTCTATAGCCGATTATATTCACAGTCTTAGGGGACTGTTTACGTGACCACAAGGATCTCCCCCATTTTGTCTTAACTATCTGATCCTTTTCCATATCCTTGATAGCCCACATCTCTACATCAATCATTTTACTTTCACCTCCAAACAAGCAACTGCTTCACCCTGATGTCTTACCAAGACTTGTGCTTCATCAAGTGCAGCAATGCAATCTTCATTTTTAGAATAGGTACTCAACTGGTAGTAGTCAATACCTTGGCTATTAGTTACCTGAAACCATATCAATACCCAAATCATTTGTTCACCTCACTAATTGCAATGAGAGCAAAGCCCCCGATTATCAATACCAGTATAGCTACTGCTGTAATAACTTCAGTCATCATACCTCCTAACTTTCCAGTTCACCCAGCACTCAAGACAATGCCCCTTTCCAAGGAACAAGTCAATAGCAAATACAAGATGAGGTAAACCATCCCGTTTTCTTTGCCAGTTCCTAGCACTGAATGTTTGTTGACCTTGACCACCAAGTATTTTGTTTAGATTAATGGACATTCTAACCAAGCGTTTATAAATCTTATTGTATCGGACCTTCATACCAATCATCCCAAGTTTCTGCAAGCTGATTGTGGAACTCCACGTCAGCTGCCATTAAAAAGAAAAGATGAGCAAGCTCAGGTGCATACTCATCCTTGAGTGTTCCATCTTGGAAACACTTACCCCAGTGGCGGAATGTACCCGCAGGTATCTCTCTAGGTTTCTTCATTCTCGTACTCTCCGATCTAGTGCAGCTCTCGCAGTCTTCAAGCTGAACTTGTTGTAGGGGTTGAGGCTCTGCACATTCTTGTGTCCAGATACCGATTGAATTGCAAGGTGATCTACCCCACTCTCGATCATCTGTACAATAGCTGTCTTTCTTAAGTCACCCACTCTGAGATCGTCAGGAAGCCCTGCAGTAGCCTTAACCTCTGCAAGTAGGGCGATCATCTGAGCAATCGTTAGCGGCCTGTAGGCGTTGTCCTGTGGCCTGTGGTGGGGTACTACGTACGGTTGGAAGTCCCAGTCCTCCTTCTGCTGCTTGAGCATGGTGATTAGATTGTCAGGAATTGGTAGCTCAACGGTAGCACCACGCTTACTCTGTGTGATTGTCACCACACCCTCGTCTAGGTCAAGGTTATCCCAAGTGAGGTTGCGTATGTCTACTGGACGTTGACCCCACTCGTAACACATCAAGACAATCAGTCCAATGTTTCTCCAATTAAAGTTGGTAAAGGCAGTGTCAAGAAACTTCATGACCTGCTCGTGTGTCCAGACCACAGACCGTGGCTCACTTGTACGCTTACGTACTCGTGACATGGGGTTGACCGTGAGCTTCTCCATTGTGATCAGGTAGTTCATTACGACAGAGAAGATACGTGCATTATGATTCGCATTGGCAGTGGATGTCTCCGACTCCCAAGTGTCATAGATCTCAGTGCATAATGGTACGTTGATGTTGTGGATCGAGATGTTGCCCAAGGTTCTACCATTTACAGACATACGACAGAAAGAATTAAGTGCTGTCTCGTAACCCTTCTGTGAGGATGCTGCAAGAGAAGCGAACTGTCTGGTATGTAGGTACTCATTTACGGCTGTCTTGAATCTCATATCTTTCCTATCCAGTGAGAACAATCGTCATGTGGATCATCCATGTCTAACTCCTAGGCTTGGCCCACCCCGCAGGACTCGAACCTGCAACCCCCTGATTAGAAGTCAGGTGCTCTATCCAGTTGAGCTAGGGGTGGCGAACCTAAAGTTATACTTAAAGTATTAATTATTTCTAGAAGAAATATTAAATACCTTAAGTTACTTTAAGTATATATGGGGTAGCACTTCATGTTGTCAAGGGGTCACCCAAAATATTTTTTACTGACACGAGCGGTGTAGTCATCCATGTAACTTGAGTAGGCACTTGCATCATCTATGTCGCAGTCTTCCATCAAGCCGTAGGCGGTGTAACCGTAGCCGTCAAGTAACTCTGCGATCTTGTGAGGGTAGTCGATGACTAGTTGCTCAAGCTGACACACGTTCTCCTCATCAACTTTGTTACTATACTTAGACGAGTATCCCCAAGTGTCCTCGACAACAGATGGGTCACGCTTGAACACTAGCTTTGTCCAGTCAGCTAGACACAAGGCAGTCAACAAAGTGTCAGCAAAATCAAGGTCTTGCGTCTCGTTGACACCATGCTGTCCATAGTACCCGACACTGATGTTGGTACACTCAGACACGATACCAGAGTACTCGTTGCTGTCAGTGTAAGAGCCACCGTCATCAGCTTCTAGTTGTGGTAGATTGAGTGCCTCGGCAAAGGACTTGGCGAATGCATCTGATGCAGTACGCATACCCATCTGGTGTGTGATTACAGACTTGTCACCGTAACGGTCAAAGCTGATCACTGCGTCAAGACGATCCATCCATGAAGGATAATCCATGACAAGAGCACGACTACCTTTGCACCCAACTTCTTCAGCTGCATGTACTACATACACACCCTCAACACCTTCTTCAATCATGCCAAGCATGAGCCACACACCAGTGGTACAATCAGCACCAAGGCAGTTGGACTCTTTGGTATTGGCCACAGACACTACGTCATTGGTAACGACTAGCTTCTGCATACCGTCAGTCTTGTGGACTGTATCATGGTGTGACGTGAAGCACAGGTTAGGCTTGTCACCCACGATGTGGATGTAGTTGCCGTGATCATCTGGTCTACCGAACGTAGGTTCGAGAAACCGTTTACAAAATTCTCGTTGCGTTAGGCTACCCTCTGGGCGTTTGTAACGCAGCATTTCAATTAAACTATACATCTGGTTCTAACTCCTCTTCTTCTTTTGACCACATACCACCCTCACCTTTGATCCATGTACTGTCATCATTATCTAACTCATACTGAGATACAACTTTACCACAATCAAGCAAACAGTATTGATCATCAGGATACAACTCACCATCCCAATCGGATGTGAAGTACTCGCCAATGTTATCGGGTGAGATCCAAGTGTCCTCATACTCACAGTAGACAACGTCATCGGTATGCCAGTACTCGTCATCAGTACACATGATAAATGTGTCACCGTCATGGACGATATGCTCGTAAACTTGCACTGACTCGTGTTGACCGTTGTAACCAACACGCCAACAGACAATGGTCTGATCTTGGTGGACAGTCTCTTGCCAGTAGTCACAGTATACATGCTCGTCATAGTAACAGGACTCGCAGTAGTGCTCACTGGTGTGCTCAGAGTACCAGTAATCGTCCTCAGACAAGTTCTCATTACACTGGCAGCACTGAGTATGATGACCACCAAGCACACCTTGATAGATACTGGCGTCAATCTCGCCACGTCTGTTGACCTCAAGGTAATCACCCATATCAGCTAGTGATTGCGGTGTCAAGTCTAAGTATGGGCCGACAAAGCCACCATCATACTCAACACGCTTGAGCTTGGCACCGATCCATGAAGCATTGTGCGTCATGTCAGTACCCATAGACTCTAGCCGTTCTTGTATACAGTCAATGGCTTGCTCAGATACACCATATATTGGCCCTGCTTGTGGTGGGACATTGTTGGTGTATACAACACAACGGCCAGCCACCAAGTCGTTTTGATCAAGGGCATAGACGATGGTAAAGTCACCACTTGCGTACGCCTCAGCAGGATGTATAGGAAGGTGGTCGAAGTCGTAACGCATACAGCTATGGGCAAGGTGCTTGCGGTATGGCGTAGTGTCGATGTTCTCGTTGGGTGATTGCTTACCTGCATAGGCATCTTTGAAATGCTCTGCTTCTTTAGACACATAGATTGTAAACTCACGAGGTGCGAACTCCTGTAGATATTCGTCATTGATTTGAATGATTGTCTTGTGGTCAAGCTCGGGAAACATCAGACTGAATGCACGAGCAGGTTTCATAGCAGTGACACGGTCATTGTCACGATGCTCAAGCGATTGCCACACAGAAATCTTGGGGTGAAACTTCTCAGAACGTCGAGGGCCGAAGGCACACAGACGGTATCTGATCTTGCAGGTGAGATGACTCTCACCACCAAGTAGGTTAAGTATTCGTTTCTCAAGCCATCTATGCAAACGAAAGTCTGCCATTTCCCACATGTTGAGGTGATCGTAGCCACCCCATGCACGAAGCACAGGGTCAGGTTCGTTGACATCCTCAGTGTATACTTTCTTGACAACAAAGCCATTGAGGTGTGGGTGTACGACATAGTGCTTGTCCTCACCAACCCACACGTAACCTGCGGCAGGTTTGTTACCTTCGTTGTCAAAGAAAGACACAGGCTCAAAGCTGTACGGTTGGTACGGCTCAAGCACAAAGGGATAGTTACGTTCACGAAATGCGTCAACGTCTACAGTACGAATAGTATAAGCAACCATGTTAGTTCCTCCACTCTGGTTCCTCACCCCAACGCCACGTCAGGGCTATGTTGCGTTCTTTCCATCTGTCGTTCATGTACATGCGGTATGCTTGGTGTACATCAGAAACGTCCGAGTAGTCAACACCACGTTCCATATTACGAGCACAGTTTGCAAAGTCAGTCAAGTCCTCATCAGGAAACTGACCATACTCTGCATAGTGTTGAAAGGCAGGGATCAGTTCAGCTGACTTGTGTGCGCCTGACTTCTGATTGAACAAGGCACTCATGTGCTTGATAAGCCACATGAAATTGCCACGAGTAGCCCTAGCCCATATACTGCATGGGTGATTGAGATACGCCACACGGTATACAGGTAGGGATGTGTCAGGGCATAAAGTCCTGATTGCGGTGGACAACATCTGCGCACTTTCCAAGATCATCTTGTTCTTGCGTATGTCATCCAACCACAATGCTGACTGCTCTGGACATTCCGATAGAGCAAATATATTCATGCAATAGCCTCCATTATTTGATCGTATTTTTGAGCCTTATCTCTGTAGTGTTTGTAAAGAAACACCATGTCTTCCATGTCTTTCTTTGTTCTTTCCAACTCATACTTTAAATCGACAGCTTCTATACTTGCATCCATATCTTCCCTGTACCTTCTAAGATAGGTCTTAGCTATCCTCAAGATTTCCTCGGGTTTTTTGTACTGGATACCCTGCTTGGTGTATCTCAAAGACCCAGTCTTACTGTAGATATACACCTCGTCAACCTTGTCTAGGTCAAGCTGTTCTTGTGCATACCGTTCTGCATTCTTGTCAAACCCATAGCCTTGTGAGAATGTTTCAAACTGATGTTCTTCATCACCCTGTTTGTATATCCAATACCCTTCTTTATACTCATAGCCAGACCTGTGAGGATCTGGCTTGAAGTACACACTAGCTGTTCTATTATTCATAGGTCAAAAGCCTCCAATGTTGATTTGATTTCTTCAGTCAACCCATTCAAGGTTGATGTTACCACAAGTTCCATTGCACTCAACTTGTATTCCAAGTCAGCAACCTTAGCCTTGAGGTCACCGTTCTCGGACTTGGTCATCACAAAGTTACGGCGTTCACGTTTTGTTACAGTCGGTTGCAAACCCTCAGTGTACAGGTTGTACCCACGGGACTTGTTACGATAGCCAAGAGTTCTACGCCAATCGAACAGTGTCGGGCCAGTAATACCAAACTTAGCAATGGTCTCATCACCAGTGTGGTTGTCATAATACTGGCACACCTCGTGCTTAAAACTCAGAGGATACTTGACGCAAGTTTTCTTAAACCCTACACGTTTGGCAAGAGTCACCACATGATGATCTGGTATAGAAAACTCTTTTGCAGTTTTAGCTGCACTGTTTGATTTGTAGAACTCCACAACTTGCGCTGTGAACTCAGGTGAATATACTACTTTAAGATTACGACCCATTTTAACCTCCTACAGTTTACGATTTGGGTTTGATTTGCACATCAGTGTAGCCACACTGACGCATGTGATCAGCAAGTTGCCCTGCTGTTTTGCTAGGTGCAGAACATATACATACACCATCTACATACAGCCACACACTCATGGCTGTACCATCTTTGCAACAGTTTCTTCAACTAGTTTGATCTCACCATTGGGCAGATGTAATTCTAATTCCATATCGGTATGGCCAAAGTCCTCATCCACACGTTGTAATTGTGCGACAATATCAGCCAAGCAATGACCACTTTCATCAAGCATCACTGCACCGTTGTCAGTTTCATACCAACCAGTCAGTATGTACGTCATTTCATCATCCTTTCCGCAATTCGTTTGGTGGTGGTGATGATGATAACTTTGCCGTCATCACCATACAGCACCCACTTGTTACCCGATTGCACTAGTCGCATAGATTATGCAGCAGCTTGTGTTGGCTTGGCAGATGCCATCGCTTGCACCTGTGCGAATGATACACCCATTTCTTTGGCCATTTTCGCCATATAGGTGTGCAGCTGCTCAACACGTTGATCATGAGACTTTTCGGGCTTGGCCGCAGTCAGTACAGGGAATGCCGCCTTGAATGCATCGGACTTGACACCCACCTTAGATGCAGCAAGAGTGCGTACACCTTCAAGCACATCATGGTTAAGCCCACCGTTTTTACCCACCTTGCACGATGCTTTACCATCCTTGAAGGTAAACTTCACATCAGACAATGCTACCGCCAAGATACGTTTTAGGGGCGCACTGAATTGGGATAGCTTGTACCCATCTTCAATCTTGTACGAACCAAACGACTTGCCATTGGTGAAGGCAATAAGGGCGTACATTGGCTTGTTATTCTTTTCGCCAAATTGTTCGAGTGCATACTCTACAGCCTTAAAGAAACCATATTCCGCACCACGTGCATTGCTTACCCATGCTTTTACATAATCAGTCATCTCATTTATCCTTTCATGCTTTGAGATTGCCTAACAATAAGACACACCATGTAGATGTGCCTTACACGTTAGGCAACGTGTAACCTAGGTGTTACAATGTAAGCAAGCATCACGCATTGCCTACCACCGTTCACGGTATCCTATGCTTATTGGCTATCACCATCCCGAAAGATATTTACCAGACCGTCAACTATATGTTGTGGCGTGGTGGCTATCAGTGCTATGAACACTCACCAAAAAGGCTTAAATTTGTATCGGATTGTATGTCTTTATTCGGACCGCATTGCTCAGCCAATGTTGTCATCCAAGGGGGAAACCATACTGAAAACCCCTTTCAACTTGTATTTAAACTAGGCGCAAAGTTTACATGCGTAAAACCATGATCGGGATTGTCAGACCCTAGGTCTAGCCCTAGTCGAAAACCAGTAATGTCAAATAACGTGCCTCAGTACGATGCCCCTTGGCTAGTGGCGGGGTATCAAGCGATCTGGTCAACTATGCGCCATTTCGACTTGATGACCTACCCTAACCCGTACCCAAAAGATACTCAAGCACTATAAAGGATAGGTAAAAACTATACCTTTGAGACTAGACCTATCCGAAAGTATAGGTACCCTTTTTCGTGGATAATAGCTCGGGCGCACGGGCGTGTGCGCATACACGTGCGGGTGCGGGTGTAACCCGAAAGTATCGTCAACAACTATTACGGATAGGGTGAACTATACCAAAGGATAGATGTTCTCATGTCAATAGACTATTTTGGATAGAAGTTAGCGGTTTGTTCTATGTTTGTTCTTTTTACCAACTGGTCAAAACTAGAACGAAAGTAGAACAAACAGAGGGTAAACAGTGGACAAACAGTGTCCAAATAGGGGGAACCGATCGGTCGGGTAGGGTGGGTGCTGGAAAGCCAAAAATGCACTGTACGGGCCTATTTTTGGGGTGTAGGATAGGTGAAGGATAGGTTCGCTATCCGTATTCCCCCGCAGTATATCCAAAGGGATAGCAGAAGCTACCCGAAAGGATAGGACTACCCAATGGGATAGATCGTGTATATACCAAAGGATATACGTCTAGTACAAAGGGATAGGTAGGCTATACCAAAGGATAGGTGAGGTATCCATACGGGTGATAGGGGGTGGTGTATAAATATAATGAATTATCCAAAGGGATACATAACTTACCCCAAAGTGTTACAATGTAACAAAATGTATAGCTTCGCCTATCCTTTTGGGTATATCATAATCCCCTATTGTATTATTTATCTAGTAATAACAGATAGTTAGCTACGACAAAAGTATTAATGAGCTATACTTTCGGATCACCCGACCTATCCATAGGGGGTGCATGGGCCATCGGGGGTATAGTCGTACGTATATATGCTCAATGACAGCGGGGGCCATTTTTTAAGCCTCACTTTTTGTTACAATTTGTAACATATTATGTGATCACATCGTGTTACCAAGTTATTTTTGTGATCACAAATTAAATATCAATAAAAATAAAAATATTTTTGCTTACCCCTTGACTCGGGGGCACGAAGTATTATATAATACATTAAGTATTATACCTAAAGTAACTTCGTGTAACCTTAAGTGCACTTAAAGTATCTATTAACTCTTATATATTTATAGTTATTATATACTTTAAGTACTACTTTAAGTACTATTTTTGGACGGACAAAGTTTTTTCTGTCGTCCCACATAAACTATTGACTTCAAATTTTCTCAGGGTATAACTATATGCAACGACGAAACATCTATTCTTCCGACAAAGTACTAGAAGAGTTCTACAAAGCCCTCGCAAGCAAAGACGAAGGCAGACTACGTAGGGTACACATACCAAGATCTGACGTATTCTACGTAAGGGAAGCTATTTTTCAAGACACTGGCGTTAAATATTCCCTAGATAGAGTAGAAAGAGCTATGTACCTTGAAGGAATGCTAAGTAAACACGATGTTTTTGAACCAGATAGAAAAAGAGGTTGGGAATAAATGGTAGTAGATTTCGATGTAGACGGTGATGGAGTCATTACTGAAGCCGAAGTAGCTATGAAAGAGCGTATGTTGGAGATTGAGCTACGTGAAGAGAAGGCTGAGTCCCAAAAGTTTATGGCTTGGGTAGCTATGGGCATGATGATCATCTTTACTATCTTCTTATTTACTCCGATGATGTCCGATTCTAGAGTAACTGCACTTGCTGACCTACTTGGTTTGTTTTATATTGCCCAAACTGGCGTAGTAGCTGCGTATATGGGTGCTACAGCTTACATGGCAGGTAAACCAATGGGCAATAAAGTAGCAATGTCAAAGGATATGAGATAATGGCGTTTAGACTTTCACAAAGATCACTGGATAAACTAGACGGAGTCCACCCAGAGATGGTGGCCACAGTACAAAAAGCTATTGAGCTAACTGATGTGGACTTTGGGGTAACGTATGGTGTACGTACTTTAGAGGCTCAGAAGGAATTAGTAGCTACTGGACGTTCTCAAACCATGAAATCTAAACATTTGATTCAAGGTGATGGGTATTCCCATGCTGTAGACCTTGTAGCTTACTTTGGTTCTAACGTTTCCTGGGAACTAAATGTTTACGACAATATTTGTGATGCTATGGCTGAGGCAGCTAGGCAGATCGGGTGTGCAATCAAGTGGGGAGCTGCCTGGTCAGAGGGAGATATCAGAACCTATCCAGGAACAGCAGAAGATGCAATGAATGCATACATTGATCTAAGACGTTCTCAGGGACGTAGACCCTTTATTGATGCACCACACTTTGAATTGATGAGCTAATGCGTTGGTTAGTGTTAACTCTACTTCTTTCTGGATGTGGATTAACCTCCCTACTTCCATTTGGTGGATCTGGTGGACCTACAGTTAATAGTAATGCACAAATAGGTGCAGAGAATAGGCAAGCTGCAGTGTCTGTAGAGCAGACTACATCAGCTGGTAGAGATATAATTCAAACAACAAAAGAAGTAGAAACTGGTAAAGTGGAAAACCTAGACATCACCAATACAAATATACCACCTTGGGTAATACTTCTGCTGATCTTAGGTTGGTTACTACCTACTCCAACAGAGATAGGTAGATCTATTATGGATTTTGTGTTAAGATTGTTTGGACGTAAAGATAATCCTAAGTATGACAGATTTAAGTAAAGGAGTAGGGGTAATATAGCAAGCGTCCTGTGTTCCCCCTAATTATTATATGGCAATACCTGAACGAGTAAAAAACAAGATGAAAGAAGTTGGTCTTAAAGAGGTCAACAAACCACAACGTCTAAATGACGACAGTGGTAAATCTCACCATGTTATGGCTTCTGAAGGTGGTAAGTATAAGTATATCAAGTTTGGTCAGAAGGGTGTAAAAACCAATCAGACTGCAGGACAGCGAGAGGCATTCAAGTCTCGCCACGCAAAGAATATCAAAAAGGGTAAGATGTCTGCAGCATACTGGGCTGATAAAGTAAAGTGGAGTCCCTCTAAAACTAAATCCCCTTCTAAGAAGTGGGTGAAAGGTTCATAATGTGGATAGGGATAATGCTCGTCTGTTTTGATCCTATGGCATTGTCCTGTAAGATTATAGCAAAACCAGAGCCATTTTATACTGAGAAAGCTTGCTTAGAAGAAGCTGAACAAATAGCAACTAATATAAGAGCAGGAGGTGCTTATGCTACACCACACTGCCACAAAGTCGAAGGGGGCAACACTTAATGGCTACCAAAAAGAAAAGCACAGTAAATGCTGCAGGTAACTATACCAAGCCAACTATGCGTAAGAACCTTGTGGCAAAAGTCAAGGCGGGTTCAAAAGGTGGCAAGCCTGGACAATGGTCTGCGAGAAAAGCCCAGATGGTTGCAAAACAATATAAAGCAAAAGGCGGGGGCTACAAAGCATGAAGGCTCCCCAAAAGTCATTAAAGAATTGGACAAAGCAGAAGTGGCGCACAAAGAGTGGCAAGCCTAGTGCTAAGACTGGAGAACGGTACTTACCCGAGGCAGCAATTAAATCTTTGTCGTCTGCAGAATATGCAGCCACCACTAAAGCAAAACGTGAAGGTACAAAGGCTGGCAAGCAGTTTGTAAAACAGCCAAAAAGTATAGCAAAGAAAACAGCAAAGTTTAGAGCAGCAGAGGGTGGCATGGCTAAAGGTAAAACTAAATGTCCTAAGTGTAAAGGGGCAGGATGTTCTCATTGTGGTGGTAAAGGCTATCATATGGGTATGAGTAAAGGTGGGGATACTGGAAAGAATCCCAACAAGGGAATCGCAGAACTACGTAAAGTAGCTCCAGGTGCAGTTAAAGCTATGGGGTATAAACATGGTGGACTTACAAGGTCTACTGGTAAACTAAATACTGGCATTAAAGGGTGTGAATAATGGCTAAAGAATATAAAACAATCGCAGCTGCACAAAAAGCAGGATCAATGTATTTCGTAGGTAAAGACGGTAAGAAAAAACTTGCTGTCACTAAAGAACAACTAGACGCTTGGAAAAAGCGTAACAAGGGTAAGTTTAAAGGTTCAGCACTTACAGCTTGGGCTAATGCTAAAGGTAAAGATATTGGTGCCAGTAAGCGTGACTCTTCTCCACGTCCTCAATTACGTCCAGGTTCTAAAAAACCTGGTCCAGAGCAAGGTCCAGCAGCAGGTACTGGTGCAACTTTACAAGAAAAGAATGCACTAGATGCAGCCAATAAAAGAACCAAAGAAGCCAGAGAGGAAAAGGCTGGTACAAAGAAACGTACTTCTGCAGGACAAAAGTTTAATGCTTGGTATGATAAGAACGGTGACAAATATGGTACCATGAAAGAAGCTATGGAAGCTTATCAAAAAACTCTTAAGTCAGGTATGTCATATGGTGGCATGGCTAAAAAGAAAAAGATAGGTATGTCCAAAGGTGGTATGATTGATATGAGGAAAACAGGGTTGTTCAAATGAAGCTAGAGGATAATAAAGTTGTAGACCATATTGGTACTGTTCTTGCTGAAAAAATTAGAGGGGAATGGCACACTAAAGATAATGCTGTCTTACAATTTATTATGGCTACAGAAGTACAGGACTCAGAGCCTGTAGCTGAAGAAGAGTACGAACTAGAAATGGTTCGTGCTCGTGATGAAAAAGGACACTTCATTGCTGATGACCCCGATACGGAAGTAAATGAAGCTTGGGTAGTCAAAACAATCAAAAAAGCTGTTAAAGGTAAGAAGTAATGTCTTTTATGAATCAGGGCAAACCAGCACGGATTAAATCTGTGTATGGTCACAACACAGGTACAACATACGAAACTGTATATACATGCCCTGCTAATGCGGTAGCAGAGGTTACATTCATTCATGTCGTGAATGGTGGCGGCTCTACTAACAGTGTTGAGGTTGAGTGGTATGTAGCTGCTGATACCTACACATCACACTTCCTCAAAGGTAAATCTATTAATTCTGGTGACTACGTTAGTTTTAGTAATATAGATTTAGTATTACAACCAGGTGATCAAATTAGAGTTACTCCTTCAAGTGCTGGTCATATTGACTCTATCTTAACTGTAACAGAAACCTTTGTCCCTGTGGGATAACGGGGTTGCAATATTAGCAATAGTGTAGTATAACTATGTGTGTATAACTAGTCTCTGTAAGCTGCAATGCAGCAATTTATGGAGACACACAATGAGAAAATTTTTTGAAAGACTAATCGAAGCACGTCAACGTCAAGCTGATGCCCGTATTGCAGAGATGCACTTGTGGAGAATGTCAGACCGTGAATTAAACGATCTTGGTATCGGACGTGGAGATATTAAGAGAGTAATACACGAAGGTGTAAAGTGAGTTCTTTGGGAGGAGACTCGTGGACCCAGTTACAATAATTAGTGGGGCCACAGTCGCCTTCAACGCACTTAAAAAAGGTTTTGCTATTGGCAAAGATCTGCAGGATATGTCAGGCCAGCTAACACAGTGGGCAGGGCATATGGCAGATCTAGGCCAAGCTGAAAAGCAAGTAAAGAACCCTCCTTGGTGGAAATCATTGGGCGGTTCTGTAGAAGCAGAAGCAATAGAAATCTTTGCCGCAAAACGTAAAGCAGAGGATATGAGAAAAGAACTCAAGTCTTATATCAGCTTTACGATGGGGCCATCAGCTTGGGACGAGTTGGTAGCTATTGAAGGTAAGATACGAAAACAAAAGAAAGAACAAGAATACCGTAAGGCTGAATTGCAAGAAGCAATTATTACTTGGACACTTGGTGGATTGTTATTTATTACAGGTGTAGGTGTAATGGCCTTTGTATTATATATGGTGGTATAATGACTAGAAACTTAACAGAAAAACAACAGAAGTTCCTTGATGTACTTTTTGAGGAAGCTGGGGGCAACTTAGTTACAGCTAAAAAGCTTGCTGGGTACGCTGATGCTGTTACTTCTAGACAAGTAGCAGAACCACTTGCAGATGAGATTGCAGCACTGACTAAGAAGTTTATTGCTTCGTCTGCTACAAAAGCTGCATACTCTATGTTTGAAGTTATGAATAATCCAACAGATCTAGGAAATAAAGAAAAGATGGCAGCTGCAAAAGATGTCCTGGATCGTAGTGGCTTTACAAAAACAGAGAAAGTAGAAGTCTCTGCTGCAAGTCCACTGTTTATTCTGCCACAAAAAGATAATGACGACGAATAAAACTTGGACGTTACCTAAGCCAGATTTTGTTGATGGTGAGTATGTCTGGAAACCTGTGGTAAGATTAGGTAGTCATGTACCATTTGGCTATAGACAAGACCCAGATGATCGTGATATACTATTACCAGTTCCAGAGGAACTAGAACTATTTGAGCTGGCTAAAAAACACCTTAGACGTTATAGCTACAGAGAAGTAGCTGGTTGGCTCAGTACACAATCTGGAAGATATATCTCCCACGTAGGTTTATACAAGAGAGTAAAACTTGAGCGAAAACGTAAGACAGAAGCTGCAACTCAACGCTACCTCGCCCAACGCTATAAAGAAGCCCTCGAAAAAGCGGAAAGGCTCGAAGGTAGACTCCTCGGTCAAAAAGAGTACACCAGCTCAACCGAAGCCTGAAGAGCTAGACTTTGAACAGGTTGCACAAGAAGTTATATTTGAGCCAAATCCTGGTCCACAGACTAGCTTCTTGGCTGCAACTGAACAGGAGGTTCTTTATGGAGGTGCTGCTGGTGGAGGGAAATCCTATGCAATGGTTGCCGACCCTGTACGCTACTTGGGGAACCCAAATGCGAGAATGCTTCTTGTGCGCCGTAGCACAGAAGAACTTAGGGAACTTATCTCGGTAAGCAAACAACTTTATCCCAAGGCTATCCCTGGAATCAAGTTTATGGAAAGGGATAAAACTTGGGTAGCTCCATCAGGTGCTACATTGTGGATGTCATATCTTGATAGAGATGATGACGTTATGAGATACCAAGGTCAAGCTTTTAACTGGATTGGCTTTGACGAACTTACACAGTGGCCTACACCTTATGCATGGAACTATATGAGGTCACGTCTCCGTACTACTAAGGCATCAGGATTGCCACTGTATATGAGAGCAACAAGCAACCCTGGCGGCCCAGGGCATCAGTGGGTAAAGAGAACATTCATTGATCCTCAGACTCCAAACAAAGCGTTCCATGCTACTGATGAAAACGGAGATGTGATCACTTGGCCGAAGGGTCATAGCAGAGAGGGTGAGCCTCTGTTCAAACGTAAGTTTATTCCAGCCACCCTTTTTGATAACCCTTACCTTTCGGACGATGGACTTTATGAAGCCAACCTTTTATCTTTGCCTGAACACCAACGGAGACAGTTGCTTGAAGGTGACTGGGACATTAACGAAGGAGCAGCTTTCCCAGAGTTTAACCGAAACATCCACGTTGTTGACCCATACGACATACCAAGCAACTGGATACGCTTTAGAGCTTGCGACTACGGTTATGGTTCCCACACTGGAGTTCTTTGGTTTACTGTAGTTCCTGGATCAGAGCAGTTGGTAATCTACAGAGAACTGTATGTATCTAAGGTAACTGCTACAGACTTAGCAGATATTATCCTAGAGATAGAAGCAGAGTCAGGGGAAAAGATACGTTATGGAGTTCTTGACTCTTCTTTGTGGCATAATCGTGGTGATACTGGTCCTAGTCTCGCTGAACAGATGATTATGAAAGGTTGCAGATGGAGACCGTCAGACAGATCTAAAGGTTCTCGTGTAGCTGGTAAGAATGAAATACATAGACGTTTACAAGTAGATGAGTTTACAGAAGAGCCTAGGGTTGTGTTTTTTAGTAATTGCACTAACACCATAGCACAGATACCCAGTCTACCTCTTGATAAGAATAATCCAGAAGATGTAGACACCCATGCAGAGGATCACTTGTACGATGCTCTTAGGTATGGTATAATGACAAGACCTCGTAGTAATGTGTTTGACTTTGATCCTGCAGCACAAAGAACAGGATTCCAAGCATCAGATCCCACTTTTGGATATTAAGGAAAAGATATGGAAGAAGAATTTGAAGATATGGCAATGGATTTAGATCAGGCTTCTGCTATTGAAGACGTAGCAGAAGATGATTATACAGATCCAGTCACAGGTCAAATCGTCCAGTTTGTAAGAGACAAGTTTAATAAAGCAGAGACAGCACGTCAGCTTGATGAAGAGCGGTGGATCAAAGCTTACAGAAACTACAGAGGTATGTATGGATCTGATGTACAGTTTACTTCTACAGAAAAGTCTCGCATCTTTGTTAAAGTTACTAAGACAAAAACACTAGCTGCTTACGGACAGATTGCAGATGTTTTGTTTGGTGGCAACAAGTTCCCTCTTAGCATTGACCCTACTAAACTTCCAGAAGGTGTAGAAGAAACTGTAAACTTCGAAACAAACGAACAGCTACGTAAGGCAGTTGGCAACGACGAGATGGCTACTCTACTTCCTGGAGAAACTTATCCAGAGTTTAGAGAACGTCTAGCAGGATTAGCAGGTGTATTAGAACCTGTACTTGACGATGTTAAATCTGGAACTTCTGGAAACCCATCTGCAGTACAGATGCACCCTGCAGAGATTGCCGCTAAGAAAATGGAAAAGAAAATCCATGATCAGCTAGAAGAATCTCATGCAAAGAAACACTTACGTGCAGCTGCATTTGAATGTGCATTGTTTGGTACAGGTGTAATGAAAGGACCGTTTGCGGTAGATAAAGAGTACCCTAACTGGTCAGATGAGGGGGAATACTCCCCAGTCTTTAAAACAATTCCACAAACTACTTCTGTATCTATCTGGAACTTCTACCCAGACCCAGATGCATCTACTATGGAAGAAGCAGAGTTTGTAGTTGAACGCCATAAGATGTCACGTTCACAGGTACGTGCACTTAAAAATCGTCCATACTTCCGTTCCAATGCTATTGATAACACCCTAAGCCTTGGTGAAAACTATCGCAAAGAGTGGTGGGAACAAGTAATGGAAGACAACTCAGAAGAGGGTAAGGCTGACCGTTTTGAAATCTTAGAGTTTTGGGGTTTTGTAGACAGAGAAATTATTGAAGATCAAGGGGTGGACATCCCTTCAGAATTAAAAAATGCAGATCAGCTTAGTGTAAACATCTGGGTTGCCAATGGACAAGTACTACGTCTAGTGATGAATCCATTTACTCCAGCTTACATTCCATACTTTGCTGCACCATATGAAATGAATCCATACAGTATTTTTGGCGTAGGTATCGCTGAAAACATGGATGACACACAAACACTTATGAATGGCTTTATGCGTATGGCAGTAGACAATGCTGCCTTATCAGGTAACTTACTTATTGAGGTAGACGAGACTAACCTCGTCCCAGGGCAAGACCTCTCCGTGTATCCAGGCAAAGTGTTTAGGAGACAGGGAGGGGCACCTGGTCAAGCTGTGTTTGGCACCAAGTTCCCTAACGTATCTAATGAGAACATGCAGATGTTCGATAAAGCGAGAGTACTAGCAGATGAATCAACTGGCTTCCCTTCCTTCGCACATGGTCAGACAGGCGTATCGGGAGTGGGCCGTACTGCCTCTGGTATTTCTATGCTTATGTCTGCTGCCAACGGCAGTATACGGAATGTAGTAAAGAACATTGATGACTATCTACTGGCACCACTAGGTAAAGCTTTTTTTAACTTTAACATGCAGTTCGACTTTGATGAAGAAATAAAAGGCGACTTAGAAGTTAAAGCTCGTGGTACAGAGAGCTTGATGGCTAACGAAGTACGTAGCCAACGCTTGATGCAATTCTTACAAGTTGTACAGAACCCAGCACTAGCACCGTTTGCTCGTATGGATTATATTGTTCGTGAGATTGCTAAGTCTATGGATCTTGATCCAGATAAAGTTGGCAACAACATGGCAGAAGCTGCAGTACAAGCAGAGATACTAAAACAATTCCAAGCAGAGAATCCACCAGAACCACAGCCAGGAGTTCCTGGTCCACCTGCAGCAGGGCCACAGGGCGCTCCTGCGGGGGCACAAGTGCAGGATACGCAAGGTAGCGGGGGTGGTACTATAGGAACGGGTACAGTGCCTACACCAGGAGAACAGGGCTTCTCAGGTAACACTGGCCCACAGGTACAATGAAACTTGTAGTGAATAATACTTTGAAACCTTTTGTAAACAATCCAGAACTGTATAATCCTTTTCTGGAAGAGATCATGAACCGAATAGATAAGGTACACAAACGCCTTGAGCAGATTACAGATGTAGAAGAACTGTACCGTGCTCAGGGTGAAATACGTGTGCTTAGATCTTTGCTACTTCTTAGGGAACATGTAAATGGTTAATTTGACAGGTATGCTACCACCTGGGCTTGGTGGAGAACAAGAGCAACCAAAACCACTATCTTATGAACCAGAATTAGACCTCAATAAGACTCAAAAGTTTGATGAACCAGTTGGTAAAGGTCTAGGTCTTTCTGACGAGCTTATGTCTGAAGTAGAAGATTATGTAGCCAACCCACCACTTGAATCTAAGAAAAGCCCTATTGACGCTGCTATTGAAGCAGGTTACCTAATTGCTGAAAAAATCTCTCCAGATCTAACAAAGTACCACAGTAACTTATCTGAATATACACCAGAGGGTAACAAGGCAATTAGGGGTATGTTTAAAAACGCCCTTGGTTCTGATCCAAATTGGAATCCTGTGGAATATGCTTGGTGCGCCACTTTTGTAAGTCAGGTGTTAAGTGATCTTGAGGCAGACCCTATTAAGTCTAAAGATAGGTATGATAGAGTTAGAGCGGATAAGTATAAAAATTACGGATCACCTGTTGAAATAGATAAGATTACAGAAGGTGATATTGTTGTTTTTGACTTTGACGGTGACAATAAAGGAGATCATGCTACCTTTTATGTAGGTGATAGAGACGATTATTTTAACAGTAATCCAGAGTCTCCTTATATTTCAGTTCTTGGTGGTAATCAAGGCGATGCAGTAAATATCAGAGAATATCCAAAAGAGAATATTTTAGCTGTGCGTAGAATTACTTACAAGGATATTGATTACGAGTTTACTAAAGAACTAGCCAGAGATAATAAAGACTTTAATGTTTTTCTTAAAGAACAGGGTAAGGATGTTGATCCTTTTTCTTTAGGTACGTCTACAATGGATGAGTCTAATAGGCCATTTCCTTTTGATCCGCAGTACTCAACTTTTAATGAAGGCGGTCTAGCTGAATCTAAAGGTTTAAGCTGGGGTGAACTTATTGTCGATAACATTTTAGGTTTAGACAATGAGTATGAATCTTTTGGTGAAAAGCTTGGTAAAGCTATTAATGAAGACGAGATTAAGTTTTTAAAAGATGCAGCTGTTGGTGTATACGAAGGTACTAAAGAGTTTGTACAAGCACCAGTAGAGACTACTAAACAAGTAGTTAATGAAATTAAAGACAGTGTAACTAGACTTGGTTCTGAAGATTTAAA